CCCGGCGCCCTCACACCGGGGGTCCTCCTCAAAGCGCGGCAGGTGGCCCGTCACAGCGCCTGCCGCGCGGGCTCAGGCCGTGGCCTCGTCCTCGACCGTGTCGGTCGTGTCGCCGGTCGTCAGGTCGACCGCGAACCTCACGACGATGTAGTTCATCGGGATGGGCGGCTTGTAGCTGAAGGTCCCCTCGATCACCGACGGGTCCGTCGACAGCTGGCGGACCTGGGCGTGGGCGTAGGAGACGATGACCTCGTCGGAGACGGCCTGCTCCAGCAGGCCGATCAGGGCCGACTTGACGTTGATCGTGGTGTCCGGGGTGATCGGCTCACCGATCAGGCCCGCGTTCTGCATGCCGGTATGGATCATCTGCAGCAAGGTGTCGCCGATCCGCGTCAGTGAGATCTCCTGCGTCAGGATCGACGTCATGTTCGTCGACACGCCGTGCCGGACGATGAGCTGACTGGCTTGGTTGATCTCGGCGACGGCCACGCCGGACTTCGAGAGGTTGTTCTTGAAGGTCCGGGTCATCGCCTGCACGACCGTCGCGGGCAGGCCGGTGAACGACGTCAGCGACTGGTTCGTCAGTCCGCGCGCGACGGCGTTGCGGGCCAGCCGTCCGGCCATGGCGGCCGCCAGGTAGAACCCGTCGACCTCGGTGGACGCGTTGACCGCGCTGTTGAACATCAGCAGCCGGTTCGGGTAGCACAGCACCAGCCGCTTGCTGCCCTGCTGGACGGCCAGCTGGTCGTGGCTGACGGTGTTGTCGTAGCTCGCTGCGACACCGGTGAACGCCACCCGGCCGAATCCCTCAGCGGCCGCCGTCTCGCAGTGGATGCGCACGTCGGCCAGCAGGTTCGCGACGTTGGCCGACGTGCTGGTGTCATACGCGCCGTCCACGAACAGCGGGACCAGCATCTGCGCGCGGTAGTCCGTCTCCAGCTTCTTGTACGCCGCCTGCAGCTGAGCCCGGTAGTCACCGGCGGCCGGGTCGGTCGCCACGCACAGCACGCTGGCCGCGCCATTCTCCAGCGCGACCTTCGCTGCCAGCGTCAGCGCGGAGGCCACCTGCGACGCGGTCGGACTGGACGGCGCCGTGGACACCATCGCGGGCCCGTACGTGGCTACGACCTGGTCATAGTCCTCGAACTCCGTCGGCCCGTAGTACGTGGCCCCGGTGAACGCGTACGTCACGCGCACCTGGTCGCCGTCCTTGAGCCCGTTCGGGGACGGCTGCGTCAGATCGCCCTCGTTGGCCGACAGCCGCTTGATCAGCGTGGTCGCCGTCGAGGCGCCCCCGGCACCGGCCACGACCTCGAAGGTGTAGTCGTCGCCGTAGACCATCAGCTGGCCCGTCAGTGTCCGCACCACCGGCGCTGCGATGGCAGGCGGCCCCGTCACCGCCGTGGCGTACGCACCCTTCTGCGACAGCGGCGTCGCCGAGCCGGAGTAGACGGTGACGACCTCGGAGGTCGTCTGGTAGCCCAAGGCTGGGCCGATGATCGTGACCGTGGTGGTCGACACGCCGCGCGGGGTGACCACCGGAGTCGATTCGTCGCTGACATAGACGCCCGGCGGCGTGTACGTCGAGGAGGAGATGTCGGGCATGCCACCCACCAGTCGCGTCGGTCAGTTGTCACCCCTTGGGGTGTGCGACCGGCAGACGGACAGCATCAGTGCCAGCCTCCGAAGCCGTCCTCCCCGCGTGCCTCGTTGTCGAGGGTGAGGTCGACGGTCGGCACGACCTGGATCTTCGACAGCGGCACGATGATCCCGGTCTCCGGATCTGGGACGAAGTCGCCGATCATGTCCACGTTCAGCGTCCGCTCGTACAGCACCTCGTCCGTCCCCCACGGTGTGCCCGGCTCCGCGCTCTCGCCGGTCGACTCGATCTCGTCCGTCCGCAGCGTCAGGTCGATCAGGTCGTTGTGCTCCAGGTACGACCGGAAGCGCCCGCGCACCGTGTCGAAGCCGGACCAGGCGATCGTGGCGATCAGCTCGTCGTAGAGCCGGTCCCGCTCGACGCTGGAGAGCGCCACAACGACGAACTCCCACGACCCCTCGAACCGCCAGCGCGTGTACGGCGGGATGCGGCCGCCGGAGACCGGGTGGACGTCCTCCACGTGCGCGACGCCGGACTGTCGCAGCGGGCTCGTGTCGCTGTAGCGCAGCCACACCTGCGGCAAGTCGACCGGCTGCACCGGGTACTCCAGGGAGGCCCGCAGCCCTCGGAACTCCTCCACGGGGTACTGGTTGTCGAACGCGGCCTGGAGCGCCTCGATACCGAGAGCCTTGACCCGGGTGATGTACACGTCCGCCCCTCCTCCGTCACCCCTTGGGGCGCGGAAGGAGGGGCGGACAGGTCTGGGTCAGTGCCAGTGGCCCTCGTCGTAGTCGTCCTCGTCCTCGTCCTCGTGGTCGTACCAGTTGCGCTGGATGTGGTCCGGCGGCTCCTCTTCGCCGATCACGTCGAAGGGGTGCTTCGAGCGGTGATCGTTTTCGAAATTGCCGCGCGAGTTGCCGTGGGCGTCTTCCGCCGGATCCTTCTCCACCGGGCCAGTGGGGTGGACCTCATAGACGCGAGGCCTACCGCCGTGCGCTTCAGCGGCCCGTTCTGCGTAGTGCCAGGCATCCTCGGGCTTCGTCGTTGCGTAGGCGTACCCCGGCTCGTGGATGCCCAGGTTGTTCCCGAAGGTGCCTCTGGAGCTGTGGTTGGGACGGATCTGGTCGAGATCCTCTTCGACGTGCGTGCCGTGGTAGAAACGCTTCGGCGCGTTCGGGTCCGGCCGCGCGTCCTCTACGTGCACCGGAACTGGCCCGTGACCGGCCTGCTGAAGGGCACGCACGAGGTGGTGCTTGTGGAACTCTCTCTGGCCCGGGACGCCATTGTTACCGAAGGCGCTGCCGGGCTCAGCGTGAACCCGCGAGTACAGCTCGTTGTGCTCCAGCCGCAAGGGGCCATGGCGCTCGGGCGAGTAGCCGTTCTTCCGAATGTCCTCCGCCATGCGGGCGACGTGGTCGCCCCACCCACCCGAGTTCGCCTTGATGCGCCTGTCGACCATGTCGTCCCGGGCGTGCTGAGCCAGCTCATCCGGATGCATCTGTTCGACGCTCTCTCGCATCCCCAGCCTCTTGATCTCCGACCAGACCAGTGTCACCTGAACTCCTCGCCGTGCAAGCGTACGTAGTTTCTCCACCCCTTGTCCGCCACGTAGACCCGCTCGGCCAGCAGGCCGTTCTTCTGCGCCGCCCGGGTCATGGAGGTGTTCAGAAACGAGCGCGGCTTCAGGCCCGGATGCCGCCACCAGACGCCGATGTTCCCCGGGTGGATCGCGCCGGGACGCTTCCCCGGTCGGGTCCATGGCTGCCGGGCCTCACGCCACGCAATTCGGCCGGGGGCGCCTGGGTAGTGCGCCGGGGTGTCGGAGACCAGGACCTTCAGGCCGGTCTTCGGGTCCCGCCGGTAGATCTTCTTGCGTGCACCGATCTGCGCGGCCCGCCGGAAGATCAGCACCTGCACCTTGCCGGAGGCGGTGACACGGGTCTTCGCCTTGGGATTGTCCCGCCGCTCCTGGCCCGTGGGGTCGTCGATCCACATTGGCACCACTTTGCCCGCTAGTGACCTCATGGTGAACGGCTTCGTGCCGTGGTCCTGGTACCAGACGACCTGCGTGGCCCACGAGAGCCCGAAGTACCCCTTGCCGTAGATCGGCTGCAACCCGCGCGCCGCGTCGCCAGTCAGCTTGGGCATCCGGCGTCGGGCCTGCCGTACGGCCTCCAGCGCGGCGGCGCGGGCACGCTTGGGGCTAAGCCCCTTCTCCACCATGATCATGCGGTCGGGGTGAGTGACCAGGTGGACCTCGGGGACGTCGACCTGCACGTGCGCCTCCTCTGCTCACCCCTTGAAGGGCGGCAGAGGAGGCGCGGACAGTGCTACGGCGCGACGCGGCCGTTGGCGTTGAAGGCGGCATAGGTGAGCGGCATCAGCTCGGCCCAGGCGGCCTCCATCTGCTCGCCGACCATCTCGATCTCCCGCTGCGGGAAGGACGGCACCTTCGCCAGCTCGTGCTGGGTGCGCAGCCCGAGGAAGTGCATCAGCGAGCGGGCGTTGCAGGTGGCGTACATCGAGGAGAACAGACCGACGGGGAGGACGGAGCGGGCGACCTCGCGGGCGACGTCGGCGGCGAGCATCTCTCGGTACGTCCGGTACGCCTGGCGATAGGACTCTTCCATGGCGTCCACGGCCAGCTTGTGCTGCTCGGGGGTGCCCTCGACGAACCGGTACTTGCCGGGGCGGCCCTCCTGGACCAGCTTGCGGTCCGGGCCTGGCACGTAGAAGACGGGCTGCAGCTCGCGGTAGCGGCCCGACTCCTCATTGTAACTCCAGCCGACCCTGTGGCGCATCATCTCGCGGAAGACGAAGATCGGGGCGCTGATGAAGAAGGTCATCGAGGTGTGCTCGAACGGGCTGCCGTGCCGGTCCCGCATGAGGTAGTTGATCAGGCCCTTCTCCTTGGCGTCCGAGAGGTCCTCGTTGAAGGACCTCTGGCCGACAGTGGAGACTCGCGCAGCCCAGATGACATCCGAGTCGTATGCGTTGTGCTTGATCAGATCGACGGAGACATCGTCGCGGAAGACGAGGTCGTAGTCCTCGTTCTCGGGCATGGCGGCACCCCTTGGTGTGGTGGTTCGGCGGGCTCAGTCTCGCTCGTAGAGCGGGATCAGCGGAGCGCGAATAATTTCAATGTCGGCAAACGACGGCGGCGTTGCCCCGGACCGCGACAGGATCTCGATCAGGTCGTCCGTGTTCGGCGGGATCATGTAGGCCACCGAGTCCGGGTCCTCGACGGCCGCGCGCGCCAGGTTGTATGCCGTAGCGGCCTCGCGCTGGTACGGGGTGCCGAAGCCGGTGCGCAGCATGGTGCGCTGAGGGGCACGCAGCTGTAGGCGCTCGCCGGTGGCGCGCATGACGTAGTCGCCGGAGTGGACCCGGAAGTCGCTGGTGGTCTCCAGGTGGACCTCCTGGGGAGCGACGACACCGCGCGCGGTGAAGGACTGGGAGTCGTCGGCGTCCGTGAAGACGGCCGGGCGCACGATGAGGGCCCGGTAGCCACCCTCGAACCGCGTGCCGAAGCAGGAGGGGCACTTGTTCCGCGTGGCCTGCCCGTACGCCCTGGAGATGCGGTCGGACGCGCACACCGAGCACAACGCGACCAGCCCTTCCTCGTGGTCCTTCGCCGTCCACAGCAGGGCGAACATGACGTTCTCGCCCATCATGTAGAGCGCCTGGTCGTGCCGCTGGCGCTCCTGGTCGACGGCCCAGTTCTGCTGAGCGCGGACGTATGTCCCCCGGGTCGTCTTCATCAGCTCGCGAACAGACTGAAGGTGACGCCGGAGAACGTGGGGCTGCCGGTGCCGGTGACGGTCCAGCGGATGCGACCCTTGTGCGTGAGGTGGTAACCGTTGTTGATGATGCCGTAGGTGTAGCCGGAGGAGCTCAAGACGACTCCGCCGATCGACGTTGACGCGGAGGTCTGTACCCAGTTCCCGGCGGCGTCCTGGCAGTCGAAGAAGACCGCCAGACCGGGGGTGGTACCCGATACGGAGTTCACGCTGACGACGAGGAGGCCGTTCTGAACGGCCGACACGTCAATCACGCCCGTCTTGCCCGTAGCCTGGTTGACGGTGTTCGCCGTCACCGTGTCTGAGCTGTCGGTGAGAGTCAGCCCGCTCGCCCGGAACAGTTCCTGCGTGGCTGCGGAGGTGGGCGCAGGTGCGGTGGAGAACACGGCCGCGCGTGTGGCCGCCGACATCATGCCGTAGTGCTCGTCAGACAGGGCGACGACGTCGCCGCCCTGGTAGCGGTTGCCATTGGGCAGAACGACGTCCTGCAGGCCGGGCTTGAGCGTGACCGTGTACATGAACCTCTCCTGATCAGGCGGTGCGGCCGGGGCAGATGTGCAGGATCCGGAACTTCTCGGCCTCGCAGAGGGTTGGGGCGATTCGGGCAAACTAGTAAAATCTCGTGAGCCATCGAGGGCGAGCAGCTTCGGACAAGGGCAGGCGAGTCGGGCCATACCTACCGTACGCGCCGCCGGACACCAGCACGCGAGCGGTGCCGAGACCCATGTGCGCGATCTTGAAGGTGTCGAGCTGGTTCTTCAGCACCTGCTCCTCGCCCTGCAGGATGATCCCCCAGCGGTCGAGGTAGTCCCGCCGGTCCAGGCGAGAGACGCCGGAGCCGGACTGCACCTCGGGCTGCTCGACGTACGAGCGCATCAGGTGCTTGAGGCACTCCACGTACAGCGCCGACTCCAGCAGCGAGCCCCACCTGGCCACCGGGAACGCCGCGCCGCCGTCACCGTCGAGTGTGTAGGTCTGGTATGGCTGCGCCACGGTGTTCAGGCGGCCGACGGCGATCCTGAGCAGCTGAGCGAGCCGGTTCCGGCCGAAGTTCGACTGGATGTAGGTTTGTAGGTGAGGGCCTTCGGTGGCGAAGTCGAACAGGTCGCTGAACCGGTTCCATGTGGTCTCGATGACCCCCTTCATGTCGTCGGTCAGGACGTCGTAGTCGGGGGCCGTCTTACCGACCTCCAGCCAGACCCGCCACTCCTCCTCCGACGCCGCCACGGTGTACGACCACACCAGCACGTACGGGCCCGGCGTGGCCGTCTCCTTGGACGTCAGCCGCACCGTGTACTGGCCGAGGCCCGGATGGTCAGCCTCCCGGGAGAACACCTCCACAGGCGTCTCTGCCTCGCGCAGCAGCGCAACGGTGACAGGCCCGTCAGCATCCCCTGCCGAGCCCTGGCGCATGACCTGCAGGCCGAACTCCGCCGCCCCGTAGCGGGAGACGTAGGCGCGGTCGGTGAACTCCTCGACAGCCATCAGGTGTCCGTGGAGTTGACCAGGAGGGCCCAGCCGCGTGCGGTCACCAGGCGCGCCGAGCCGGTCTTCGTCGTCGAGCCCGCCGAGGTGTAGAAGTGGATGCCGAAGTTGTGGCTGCCCGCGCTGACCGACCGCATGCCCATCACCGGTGTCATGAAGGACCGCTGCCAGCCCGCGCCGGAGGTGTGCACCTGCTCGACGCGCTCGTAGGAGCCGGATTGGCCGAGCATGGCGTCGGCTCCGTCGATCTGCGCACGGTAGTTGCAGTTCACCGTGTACAGCGACTGGACCGCTGTCTCGACGGCCAGATGGACCAGGAGGGTGCCGGGCCTGGTGAGGTTGAACGTCGCCAGCTTGTAGTAGGCGTGCCCCTCCAGGCCCAGGGTGATGTTCGGCCGGGCCCAGCCGGTGAACACCGGCGGCACCAGGAGGACCTCACGCCAGGCCGTACCGGTCCACACCAGCTCCCGACGCGTGTCCGTCTCGTAGATGCGCATGCCGGACTGCGCGGGCCCCCAGGCGGGGCGGGACTGGGAGGTGCAGATGTACGGGCCCGGGTAGGCGTCCAGCCGCGCGCTGTTGTCGTTGAAGTCCTGACGCAGGAACGGATCGGACTGGTCGTAGGTCTTCAGCCCCAGCCGTGGTGTGGTACCGGACATCGCCGCCCTCTCCTCGTAACGCCTTCGCCCCTTGGCGGCCGCAGGGCGTCCACGAACAGCAAGCAGCCCCGCCCCGGAGTCGTGGGGCGGGGCTGCTCAGCCAGCTGGATCAGGCCACGGTGTACGCGTTGGACGCGGGCGAAGTAGCGGACTGCAGCTGGCCGATCGCGGTTACGGTGAACGTCACGATCGCGCCGACCTGGAGACCCGGCACGTTGGCCGTCAGCGCGGCCGGGCCGACGTGGACGGCCTGGCCCGAGGAGGCCTCCACGTCGTAGCCGCCGGACGGCTGGCCGGAGCTCGGCGCTGTCCAGGTGACCGTCGCGGTGCCCGCCGTGCCCTGGGCCGCCACGGTCGGCTTGCCGGGCGCGGTCGGCGCCCCGTACGAGCCCGGCACGATGGTGCCGTTCTGGCGGTAGATGGGGTTCGAGGCGTTGTCGGCCGCCAGCGAGCCGGGGCGGACCAGGTCCTCGTTGCTCGGCTTGACGGCGGCCGCCGACCAGGGCGAGTACGCGCCGGAGCCGTTGCGGTTTCCCGCCCGGACCCGGAACTTGTACGCCTGACCGCCGGTCACGTTCTCGAAGCGGAGGCTGGTCTTGTCGGCGCCCGCGTAGAAGTGGCCGCCGGTGTCCGACTCCACGACGTACTGCAGCACCGGAGCGTCCACGGCCGGGTCCGCCACCGGCGTCCACGACACCGTGATGTACCGGTCCCCAGCCACCGCCGTCGGCGCGGCCGGGGCGACCGGCACGGCCGACGAGCCCGCCGGTACGGCACCCACAGCCGCCGTCTCCAGCGTGCCCTGCATCCACAGATCCGCGTCGATCAGCTCGGGATTGCCGTTGCCGACCGGAGAGTCCGTCCAGGTGGTGTCCTTGTTGGACGCGGGCGGCGGGCCCGACGGCGCCTTGTAGACCGGCTCGACGTCCTGGATCGTGTTGTAGACCGTCTCGCGAGTCTCGGTGAAGCCGGTCGGCGTCGGCGCCCAGTCGCTGGCGTCGACACGGCCCGCCTCGGTGGTGTCGGGCTGCGAGGCCGCGACCGGCGCCGAGCCCGGCTGGCCCTTGGTGCCGATCGCGCCGTCGGTCTCGTAGGTCTTGGTCTGGTCGGTCGCGGCCATCGCAGCCCGCTCCTTTACTCGTCAGCAGGCGCGGACGCCTGCGCCTTCTTGGCCGGAGCGCGCTTCACGCGGGCGGCGGGCTTCTCCTCGCCCTCGACCTGCTCCGGCTCCGAGGGGCTCTTTTCGGCCGCCTTCTCCTCTGCCTCCGGGGACTCTTCGGCCACCGGGGCACCGAACGCGACGGCCACCTGGTCGAGGTTCGCGTACGGGCTGCCGCCGACGCCGGAGGTGTCGAGCGTGCCGGTGACCAGCAGCGCTCGCTCGGAATCACTCATGCTCATGAGACTCACGCCTTGAAGAGGGGTTCGATGATGACGCGGACGTCTTGGTCCACGGCCTTGTAGGAGTTGCTGGCCTTGTCGTACTCGTGCTCGACGACGATGGCCGTCAGCGGCTTCGCGTCCTCGGGCTTGCGGGTCTCGACGTTGCCCAGCACCCGCAGCAGCTCAGGGTCGGCGGAGATGTCGTCGTCTACGACCAGCACACCCTTGCGGACCGCGCGGGCGAACGGCGCCAGCAGCGCCGTGTCCCGGGAGACGAACTGGACGTCGCCGCCCATGTCGTCACCAGCGCCCTCGAAGCGGAGGTACGACTTGGGCTTGTCCGGGTCCGGGGTGACGACGACGACACCCTTCGACGGGTTGGACACCTGCAGCTGCTGGACCGGCATGACGCCTCCTAGGTCAAGGGACGGATCTTCCGTCACACCTTGAGAGCCCCAGCCCCACCCCAGACAGCACTCAACCCCCGGGAAGGGGGAACCCGGGGGTTGAGTGTGGCGGCCGGAGAACGGAGCCGCGCGAGGGCCCACCACAAACCCTCTTCACCCCCTAGGTACGCGAGCGCCACACGAGACAGTGCCTGTGGCGCATTTTCTCCTGCGGGGGCAGAATTACTGAAGGTGGGGTTCCAACTACGCGCCGAGTGTGCTTAGGTGAGAATATGTCACTCCGCCAGACGACATACCGAGCGTCCGCCCGGCAGTGAACCCTCGCCCCTTCGGGGGCGAGGGGCTCACGAGGCCACGACTGCGCGCCCACACGCGGTTGCAGTGCCCGAGCCGATGGCGACCGCTCCCGAAGTCCCGGTGGGCAAGACGAAGGCCCCCTCGTCCGCAGCGAGGGGGCCTTCGTTGATGATGCCAGAGCCGGGCCATCCGGGGGCAGCCCGTGGGGACTTACGACTTGACGATCTTCGCCAGGCCGCGCGGGTTGAGGATGAGCATGCTCACCATCTCGTCGAACACCCAGCCCTTCCAGAAGCTCTCGACCCGGTGGTTCTCCTCGACGTCGAGGCTGTACAGCACCGGGAAGACACCCAGGAACTGGGGGTCCGGCGTCAGGAACGTCTCGCCCTGCGGGATGACGATCGAGCGCTGGATCTGGAACTCGCCGAAGCTGGTGATGGTCTCACCGGCGACGACGCGGTCCTTGAAGGCCCAACCGGTCTGGTTGATGTCCCACCGGTACATGTCCCGGTAGTCCATCGGGTTGATCAGGATCCGGCTGGACTGCAGCTCGTGCATGTCGGTCATGGAGACCGCGCTGTAGAGCGAGCCCGGGGTGAGGTAGCCGGAGGCCTCCGTGATGACGTGGTTCGGTGTGACCGTGTGGTCGGACCGGCCCGCGTAGTCGGAGATCGCGGCCTGCAGGATGGTGACCAGGCGCGAGTCCTCCTGCTTGAGGATCGCCTGCTTGGTCTCGTCCTGGGCCTGCTCGACGGCGTTGATCCGCAGGTAGAGCAGGTCTTCCTTGCGGATCGCCGGACGGCTCGCGATGCGGAAGAACCGCACCTGGATCCGCTTGCCTTCGAACGGCGTGATGCGGACCTCGCCGTCCGTGCCGGACATGATGTACGCCTGTCCGAGGTCGTCCCAGACGTCGTACTCGACCGGCGTACCGGGGGTGCAGGGGTCCTCGACGAGGACGTTGCGCGTGATGCCCTGGTAGCGCAGCTTGAGCTGGATGGGGCCGATCATGCCGACGCCGAGGCGGCGGATGCCGTTCACCTGGTCGGAGGCGACGGCCTGGAGGCGCTGGCGCTTGGCCTCGAAGGTGAGGGGCTGGTTACCACGGGCCTCGCGGCGGGCGAGGATCTCGGAGACGTAGTCGTCCGACTTCTTCGCGGTGCGAACGTGGCCGGTGGCGGCGGGCGCTGCGGTCATGGTGAGTTGAGTCCTCTCGCTCGGCTCAGGCGCGTCAGCGCAGTCCGCCGATGGTGATCTTGGACGGGGAGTTGACCTTGACCAGGCGGGCGACCGGCTGGGCGGAGATCGCCGTGGCGACCGCGCCGTTGGTGGCGAGTGCGAGCTTGCCCCGGCCGGTACCGGCGGTGATCGCGTAGACGAGGCGCTCGGTGGTGCCGTTCGGCTCCGTCCAGGCCTGGGTGTCGTCGAACGCGGGGGCGAGGATCTCGAACTCGGCGTCCGAGCCCAGGACCCACACCGACGTGGCGTTGACGCCGACGTCGAGCATCGGGTCGAAGCCGTCGCCGCCGACGTAGTCACCGGCGAGGCCGTAGGGCACGCCGTTGGCGCCGATCAGGCTGACTCGCTCACCGCCGGTCTGGGCCAGGACCATGCCCGGGTAGATGAGGACGCTGCGGTCCCACGCCGGGTCCAGGAAAACGGACTTGGGGGTTGCCTGCGTCCATGCGTAGAGAGGACGGAGGGTCCTCTTGATGTGAGCGAGGTTTGCCCGCACGCGGATCATGTGTTCCGCCCTCCAGTGGGTCTCGGCTGGCCGCCGGGACCGGCAGGCCGTCTTCACCCCCTAGGCGCGGGCACCAGGTACGAGACAGTGCTCAACGGCAAGGAATTTCTCCGGACATGACGAAGGGCCCGGCGGGGAGTGCCGGGCCCTTCGTCGGCAGGGGGTCAGTCGAACAGGTCGCCGAGCCCGTCGTCGCCGCCGAGAGGGGCCGCCGAGGCGGTCGCCTGAGAGGCGAGCGACGGCGCCACACGCTCCGCGCTGCGGGTGGCGACGCGGCCGTTGGCCGGGACGACGGTACGGGCCGTCGCGGACTTCACGACACCGGCCAGGACGCCGATCTCGTGATTGATGACCGCGTCGGTGAGGCTCGCGTCGGCCTCCAGCCGGGCGGCGACGGAGAGGTCATCGCCGGAGGCGGTACCGGCCTGGATCCGCAGGCGGGCCAGGCGCAGGCAGGCGTGGGTCCGGCTCGGCGTCGGAGCGGAGCCGCCGCCCGTCTGGGACATCTCGCCGTCCTTCGGGGGAGCCGAGTTGGACTGGTTGTCGCTGATGGTCCAGGGGAAGGCGACCTCGGGCTGCATCGGGTCCATGGCGCGGACGTCCGTCTCGATGCGCATGGACTCCGGCGGCGTGGTGGCCACGTCGAGGTGCCCGGAGACCGGGGCGGTGACGTCCTGCAGGTTGCCGTACGGCTCGGCCGGGAGGGTTCCGCCCGGGGTGAGGGCGGTGTCGGTCGCGGCAGCCGGGACACCGGCGGTGGAGTTCCCGGTCTGTCCGGGCGCCCTCACGTCGTCGTTGGTCTCCGGGGTCGCGGCCTGCTCGGTGGTCTCGGACGGCGCCTGCGGGGCGGGGTCCGGGATCGGCTGGGCCGGGTTGGCGATGTCGGCCGTCTTGGCGAGGGACTCGACCTCGCTGGTGACACCAGCCAGACGGGCGATCAGCGCGATCTGCTGACCCTGGACGGCCAGCTGCTTGCGCTGCTCGTCGATGACGGCCTGCTGGGCCTGCAGCGCTGCCATGAGCGGTCGGCTCATACTGGGCACTCCTTCAAAGCCTTCGGGGCTCACGACGGCTGCCGTGGGCATGTCTTCACTGGTTCAGCTCCAGGCGGGCTTCTCGACAGCAGGCGCCTTGGAGTAGTTCGAGTTGACCTCGCCGGGGGTCAGGAGCTGAGCGCGCTGGCAGCTCGGGCAGACGTCTCCGGCGACGATGCCGTCGGCCGCCGCGCCGGGGTTGCCCATGTCCTGGGTCTGCGGCGGGGTGGCGTCGGCGCCGAACCCGCAGCTCGGGCAGAACAGATCCGCGACGCCGTCGCCGGGCTGGCCCAGCATCGGTGCCGGTGCCATGCCGTAGGGCGCATCGTCCTGATCGAGCTTCTCGTTCGGGTTGCTCGGCTCGTCCGGCCGGTAGGGCATGTCCGGTCCCGGGGTGAACGGGTCGCCGGTGCGGTCCTTGCCCCAGCCGGGCAGCTCACGGGGGCCGACCTGCCCACCCTGCTCCGGGTCGGCCATGCCCCGCTGGACGTTGACGTTGCCGTCGGGGTCGATCTCGTCCGGCTGGATCATGCCGTCACCATTGCGGTCGGAGACGGCCGGGCCGCCGCGCTGAGTGCCGTCGAGAGCCTGATCCCCGAACGGGGACGGCGGCAGGCCGTTCTCGTCGAGCTGCTCGGCGTCGACCATCTGCGGGTCGCCCTCACCCATCGGCTGCCCGTCCGGGCCCAGCTGCTGCTCTTCGCCGCCGGGGACCGCCTCCTCGCCCTGCGGCATGGCGTTGCCGCTCTGGTCCACCCGCTGCAGCTCGCCGTTGTTGTCGATCAGGGTGGGGTCGACGATCTGCTTGCGCAGGTCGAGCTGCTTGGCCTTGTCCAGGTCCGGGTCGCGGAACTGCTCCGGCGGGTTGATGAACCCACAGATCTGGCACTGGATACCGTCGAAGGTGTCCTTGTCTCCGCAGACCGGGCAGTCTTCCTCGCGGAGGGTGTCGACGTCGGCGGGCGCCTTGATCTCTCCGTAGGCATGAGCACGGATCGTGCCGTCGTCGTTGATGTACGTGGCGTCAATGAGTAGCGCTTGGCGGCTGCCGAACAGCTTCTGCTGCTCCCACTGAGGACCGGAGACGGGCGGCTGCGCCGCCGGGGCCTTCTTGGCTCGGGGTGGGTTCCAGCGGACGGTGTCCGCGCCGTGGTAGGGCGCCTTGTCGCCGTAGCCGGAAGGCGTGCGAGGGAACGGGGACTTGGCGACGTAGGCGGGCACCGTCTTCATCCCGGCGGCCTTGGCGCCCTCGGCCCGGTGGTGACCGTCGGCGACCTGGAAGACGCCGTGCCGGTGCACCAGAACCAGCGGGGGGACCTGGTCGGGGTTGGTCCGGTAGCCCTCGGCTGCGTAGCGCACGCGGCCGTCGTTCTCGCCGCCGTGGCGCTTGTGGTCGATGGTGTACGGGTCGACGTGCTGCAGGTGGAACGTCAGGTCGTGGACGCTGTGCCCCTCGGCGTCCGGGTCGTCTGGGCGGCTGTGTGCCAGGTGATTCGCAGCGTCGCCGATGCCCCAGCCGTCGGCTCCCGCTGCGGCCTCGCCGTGCACCTCCGGGTCGCCGTAGATGTGGGGGTGCCGGGCGCCGATCTCGTCCCAGGAGAAGCCGTGGGCAGCTTCCTTCCGGCTTGCTGTTGTCTGCAGGCTGTTGAGGCTCGGCTTCAGCGTCGGGCTGTACGGACGGGTCTGGGTGACGGCGTCCTGACGGCGCTTCCGGTCACCCGGGGTTCCCTCGTTCGGCACACGCGGAGCTGCGGGCGCGGGGCGCTCGGCGGGCTGGGAGAGCTTCGGCGGCGTGACGGGCTGGATATCCTCGTCGTCGTCCTCCTCCAGGTCGTCCGAGTCGAAGTCGGCCGGGTTGAACTCGGCGGTCTTCGCGGCGGCCTTGCCGATGCCGGAGGCGTCCACGCCGAGGAAGTGAGCGGTCGGGTCGGCAGGAGGCTCAACGAGCACGCTGTTCTCGAAGAAGCGCAGGCCGTAGCAGGTCTCGCGGACGAGCTCGCCGACCTTCTTGCCGCCAGCGGTCCGGCGGTAGATCCGCTTGCCCTTCAGGTGGGGGATGTGGGAGCAGTACTCGGCAGGCGTGCGGGCCTCGTTGCCGCAGGCGGAGCACACCGAGCGTTCGACGTCGCAGCCCATGGAGGTTCGGTCGACTTCACCAGCGAGGATCGCCTTGGCCAGCTTCGGGAAGCGGACGGCGTCGATCTCCATGAGGACCTCGGCCCAGGTGTCCGGCGTGCCGTCGGGGTTGCGGTCCTGGTGGAGGGCGGCGTCGATGATGACGCCCCGGGCGCGCCGGTGGTTGTCGTTGACGTGGTTCACGAAGACCGGTTTGCCGATGAAGGTCCGGTAGGCCTTCTCGATCTCGCTGGAGGGGAACTCGTCGAAGTTGTCGTTGCACCTTGAGCTGATCGCGCGGCTGCGTACGTACAGGTAGCCGGGACGGGCCTCGTACTGGAAGACCGCGCGGTGGGCTGCCCTGGTGATGCGCTTCTGGTCGCCGAGCGACGCGGCGATGATCTGGGCCGTGGCGAACTTCAGCACCGGGGTCCTCCTGTGCGGGCGGCGGCGCGTGGTGCGCCCTCGCCCCTTGGGGCGGCCCGGTGAGGGAGGAACAGGAAGAGGGGTCAGCGGCAACCTTGTGGCGCCCGGCGGCAACGTATGGGCGACGAAGTTGTGTAGAAGCGGTGGACGAGGGAAGCCGATGGCCAGGTGTGAGGCAGAATCCAGGTCAAGCGTCCGGTTTTTGCGGCCCGCCGGATGGGGGATGTTGCTCTCTTTGGCGACAAATAGACTTTTTAAAGATTTGCCGCTACCGTTCACCCGGTGCGTCGTTGATCCGATGTGACGCCCGTAGACCAGCAAAGAAGAGGACCCCGGCCGACCTTCCTGGCGAGGAAGTGTGGTCGGCCGGGGTCCGGCTCCGGTCTACGTCAGCTGTAGATGGCGGTCTACTGCCGGTCGTCCGGAGGGGTATCCGACGTGGCGGTCGCCGGATCTGCGCTGGTCTTGCGGTGCCGTCCCGTGTAGGTCGGCTTGGCGGTGGAGCCGAGGAGCAGGCCCGCGAGTGGCCAGCGGGATTGAAGAGCATCTGCCACGAGCCAGTAGACCCCGGTCAGGAGGCCGGTCAGCGCGAAGCTGATCTCGCTCTCCCACTCGGCGGGCACCGTGATGTTGTGCGTGGCGGCGAAGGACAGGGCGGCTCCGACGATCGCCGGGACCACGGTGCGCACAAGGCCGGGAGTGGCCATGGTGACTCCTCGGGCAGGGGACAGGGTCTTCTCGTCCCTTGCTGCCAGAGCCGTGTCCGCAGACAGGAGGTCGGCGGTCATGGCCATAAGTCGTCCTCCCCCGTCAGTCAGCCGCTGTCCGTTCGCTGCGCTGATCGTATGACGACAGGTGGGGGCGGTGTCAACTTCAGCGACGCTTGCACCCTTATGCGTCGCTGAAGTTGACGAGTCGCGCTAGGATCGGGGCGCATGAGTCGAGTTTTTCGTAACACGACATATCAAGGGGGGCATCGTGTCGCTTGCAGCCAAGATCCGGCGCTTGATTGATCTCAGGCGCGATCCTGACGGAGAGACCTACCCGATCAGTACGATCGCCAGCGAGGCCTCAAGGTTGTACCGCGAACGCCAGATTCTTGCGAGGCGCGAGCAACTCCGCGCCGCAGGCGCCAGCGCGCTGGAGATCGAGCACGAGACTGACCGGATCCGTCAGGAGAAGGACGTCCTCAACCGCTCGTATCTGAGCGAGCTGAAGGACGGGAAGCGGACGAACCCGACGTACAACGTCATCGAGGCCCTCAGTCTCTTCTTTCAGGTGAGCCCCGCCTACTTCTTCGTCGGCCCTGCTGCGACGCAGGAGACGGAGCGCGCCGAGAAGGATGTGGAACTTGTCGCGGAGACCGTGAAGATGCTCCGCCACTTGACTTCCGCTACCAAGAGTGACGATGAAGACGTAAGCGGTGATGACGAAGTGGCTCAGCTTTTCGGGGCCTTGGCGCGGGGCGGTCAACAGGGTGATCCCAAGCAGGTCATCAACGTTCTACGGCTCGCTGTCGCCGCTCTACCCCCAACCGCCAAAGAGCCGGATGAGTAGGCTGCTTGTCACCCCCGTGCCTTACGCTGAGTGGCGTAACTGGCGAACTAAGTGATCAACCGGGGGCGTGGATGGGACTGATGCGGAACCGGAGCGGACTGAAGGGGACCTGGGAGGAGGCCCTGTCAGGCCTCGCGCTTCCCGCTTCTCACTGGACCGTTGAGGACCTGCTGCGCGCCTACGTGGAGCAGGTGCGTGGTCGCAAGCTCATTCTGAGCCGAGATCAGCAAGTAGCCTCGCCGACCGGACCGAGCGGCATGTGGTTCCCCGGACCTGACGCCGACCTTGTCTGGGCACACCCCTCCGCGACGGGCGTTCAGTACGACCACGTCCTCGGACACGAACTCGGCCACATGATCAACGGCGACGAGCCCGATAAGCTCGACCTCGCCAGCGCCGTACGCCTCCTGCTGAGTGCGTCTGGAAGCGCGTCTGGCCTCATGCAGGCCGCCCTTGTCTCAGCAGGAGTGCGGTGCCGGACCGACGGCACGAGCAGCGAAGAACGCGAGCGCAAGGCCGAAAACTTCAGCTACTACGTCGAGCAGTGGGTGACACGGAACCGCCCCCGTGGAGCGACCCTCCTTGAGGCGAACATGCGAGCAAGTCTCGACACCTGAGAGATGAGAACTGGTGACCGCCACACCTGACCTTCGTGCATGGATCGTCGTCGCCCTGTTGACCGCAGAGGTCATCCGGCGCTTTCCCGCCTCCCGTCGCAACCCTCGGAGCAGGACCCTCTGGTTGGTCTTCCTGACCCTCGACATCTCGATGGTCACGATGCTCCAGCCTGTGGGCAACTTCCTGTACCACCTCACAGGTGTGAACGAGGTCGCCACCCTCACCAAGCACCTCACCGGGGTCGCCGCCGTGGCCTTCCTCCTGCGCTGGGTCACCGACGTCGTCCCCGGCCGCATGGACGGCCGCCGCGAACCCACCTACAGGCGCCTCATCAGCAGCAACCCCCGACGTATCGCCACCTGGCTCGCCGTCATCGTCACCACCGCCGTCTTCCCTCTGGCTCACCGCCGCTCCGGCAACGAAGAGGACGCGGAGTTCATCTTCATCCAGGCGGGCCACTTCTGGGGCAGCCTCCATATGCTGCTCTTCTACGCCTACCTGATCTTCGGCCTGGTCTGCGCCGCCCTGATGTGCGCAGATGCCTCTCGCGCCGCCGCACCTGGAGCCTTCAAGTACGGCATGCAGGCCATCGCGCTGGGCTGCTCCATCGGCGCCCTGTACGGCATCCTGCGCTCCGGCTACCTGATCGCCCGCCTCTTCGGCAAGCCGTTCCTCGGAGGCGACGTCTTCGTGGACGTCGCCTCCAACTTCTGCCTCGTGACCTGCATCATCCTCGTCGTCTGCGGCGGCGCCGCCCCGAAGTGGGAGAGCATCGGCCAAAGGGTGAAGGCCCACGGCGCCGTCAACGACCTACGCCCCCTCTGGGTACACCTGACCAGCGCAGCACCCAGCGTCATCTACACCGACGGCCCCGCCCACCGGCGCCCCGGCCGGGCGAAGATCCTCACCGGCCGCCTGTACGACTTCTGGAACTGGAGGAACCTGGAGACGCGACTGCGGACGCGCATCCAGGAGATCCTCGACGCAGGGAACATCGCCCTCGCCCCGTACGTGCCACCCTCCCTGCGCCAGCGCGCCGAGAAGGTGGGGCACGAACTGAGACTGCCCCAGTACGTGGTCACGGCCTACCTCTTGCACGAGGCCATCCGGCGGAAGCAGGCCGAAGAGCAACCCTTCGACGGCGAACCCAACGCACTCCTGTCGGCTGGTGACGACCTCCTCAGTACCACCAACCGACTGCTCCCCGTCGGCCGCGCGCTGAACGACACCGCAGCTCTGGGGCTCCTCAACCGCAGGCTTACGACTGGAGTTCAGGCGTGACCCGACAGCGAGCAGCCCGGCTCCTCACCGACATCGTCGACCCCAAGAACGTCATCGCCGTGCTGTGCCTGGCCGTCGGCGCACACTACGGCTGGTCCGGCGTCGGCTGGGGCGCGCTGGCCATCCTCTTCTGCGCAGCCATACCGATCACCTTCATCATTCTCTCGGAGCAGGAGAAGTCCTGGGCCAACCGGCACGTCCCCGACCGTGCCCGGCGGATGATCGTCATCCCGTTCATCATCCTGTCGGTGCTGACCTGCCTGACGCTGATGATCGTCGGAGGTGCCCCAGCGCCGCTCCTCTCCATGGTCGGGGCCATGCTGGCCACCTGCGCCGTCCTGTGGCCCGTCACGAAGTACACCAAGATCAGCTTTCACACCGCCGTCCTGTCGGGCGCGCTCGTCATGATCGGCCTGCTCTACGGTCCCTGGTGGCTCCTCTCTGCCGCCCTGATCCCGCTGGTCGCCTGGTCCCGAGCCCAGCTCCAGGACCACACCCCCGGCCAAACCATCGCCGGAGCACTCCTCGGCGCCGCCGTCGCCGGGCCCGTCTTCCTCCTCGGCCTGTAACGCCGTTGAGCCGCCCTTCAACGGAAAGGCGGCTCAACGGTTCCACGGTTTTCTCAGCTCATGAGCATCTGCAGCGCCATCGTCATCTCCTCCGAAGTCAGCGCCTCACCGGCCGCGATCTTCTCCTTGAGCTGAGCCTGCGCCTTCTGCTCGTCCGTCATCCCGTAGTACGGGTCCGGCCGGTGAGCCGCCATCACCTGTCGCAGCGCGGCGACGTTCACTGAGGACGGCGTGACGTAGACGGTCACCGGGTTCTTCGGGTCCACCGGCAGGACCTTGTCCTGGTCGTCGTACTGGTGCAGGACCGCAAGCTGGATGTCCGGCCCGAGCGCCTCGGCCACCTCGGCCTGCAGCTGGCCCAGCTCCAGCGCACGCGTCCAGGTGAAGCGCTGGCTGTCGCCACGGAAGGGGTCCGTCGGGTCCGAACCGTTGTCGGTTATCGGCTCCGGCATCGGCTCGGCGAAGTCGGTGGTGGTCACATCAGCCATGTGGTGTCGTCCTCCTGTGCCGCCAGCACCTGCTCCAGGTCGGCGTAGTGGGTGTCCTTGATGTCCAGGCGGTCGAGGTTCGCCGCCCGCACACCCTCGCCCTCGTTGATCAGTGCCTGCTGCTCGGCGAGGGTGAAGTCCTTCAGTGCCTGCCGACGCAGGCCCGCCGTCATCGACGGCGTCAGGTCCATGGCCTCCGACGGTGTGACGGCCGTGCCGTCCGTCGCGGGCAGCGCCCCCTCCGGCTCGTCATGCAGGACCGCCTCCGCGCCGCCCGGCTCGAACAGGGCCTCCTCCCGGCCCGCGTACGACTGCAGCGGCAGCTGCCGGTTCCAGCCCACTGGGTCGGCGCCCGCCAGCGGCCCCGCCGACGCCGGGTTCTCCCACGGCCGACGCTTCTGCGTCGCGCCCGGCGTCTTCGGCAGCTGGTACGACGTCCCAGACGGTTCCCCGAACGGCGCGTTGGCGTTGGCCAGCGGCTGGATGCCCGCCGCGCTCAGCGCCAGCAGCAGCTCCCCCTGGTCCTCCCCGGCCGCCACAGCCGCCCGTGCGACCACGGACAGCGCAGAGTCCGCTGACGGCTGACGTAGAAAGGCGTACACGTGGTGTCCGCCCGGGAAGTCGTGCCGGGTGTACTCGCGGTCTGTGTGGTCCTCGATCAGGTCTCCGTGATGGTTGCGCACTTCGTGCATGGGCTTCCAGGAGATGCCCTTGAGATTCACCGACGCTCCGGGGTGAAGCGGCACCTCGCGCTCGCCATGGTCGTAGTACCCGTACACCTGACCAGCGCTCTCGTCCGGGTGCTCGTTGATGTCCTCGCGGTCCGGGGTGTGGGCGTGCAGAACGACAGAGGTGCCCTCCCAGTGCTGGCCGCTGGGATGGTGCAGCGCCGAGTTCTGAGAGCCGGTCTCCCCGAACGACTCGGCAACTCCGTCATCGGAGGTCCAGTGCCAGCCGACACTGCCCTCATGGCCGTGGAGGCTGCGGGGGAGGGACTTCAGCAGGTGGTGCGCGCGCTCTTCGACCGGGCGAGATTCGTCGTGGACGATCGCGTGGTCCTCGGGGTGCAGGTGGACACCGAGCCCTCGGTGGATGCCGTCGAGTCCGGAGTGGATGTCATCCCACTCCCGGGACTTTGCCGCAGTCTCCGCCTCGTGGTCCTCGTTCTCGTCGAAGTTCCACCCGTACATTGCGTGCTTGGCGGTTGAGGGGGCGAGCCGGTGCTTGTCGGCGTCGATGTCGTAGCGGACGACGACTTTGCGCGGGACCCAGGACGGCTTGTGCTCGTCCACGTGGATGTCGCGGCCGAACATGCCCCGTGACTGGGCCTCGTACTGCAGGGCGAGGGCGTGGGAGCACATGCGACCTGCGAACCGGCTGAAGTCGTCGTCGGCGCCCCAGTGGTAGGCGCCCCACTTGCAGCCACAGGACCAGGAGTGCGCGGCCATCTTGCCGGGCATGCGCTGCAGGCCGGTCTCGTAGACCTCGTGGTCGCCCTTGACCTCGGCGAAGACCATGCCGTCGGAGGCGAGGGTGACGCGCAGGCGGCCTTCGGCGCGGATCCGCTTGGCCTTCTCTACGACGTCCCTCCACGCGGCGGTGACGTGGAAGCGGAAGTCGGCGTCGGTCGCGGCCGTCACGACCAGGTCGGAGAACGCCTTCGAGGCGTTCTTCACCCACGGCGGTGCGTCGTCGCCGTCGTCGTCCGAGTCGTCCTCGCCGCCGTCGTCGTCGGAGCCGTCGGACTCCTCGGAGTCGTCGCTGTCGTCCGAGTCGTCCTCGTCGCCGTCGTCCGAGTTGTCGCTGTCGTCGGCGAAGGGGTTGTCGCCCTTCGCGGCCGTAACGTGCTGCAGGGCCGGGTCCGGCCGCTCAACGAGGACCTGGGCCAGCTCGGGGTAGTCGGCGGCCGCCGTCTGCTCCATGGCCTCGGCGGTGATCGGCGCGGGGGACAGCTGGGAGGCCGTGTACCGGCCGCCGCCCATGCCGTGCTCCAGCTCGACGTGGTACTCCTCGGAGCCGGGGAAGGGGCCGTCCTCCACGTGCTTGACGACGCCCGTGACGCCGTCGATGGTCTTCACGCGCTGCTCGGGCTTGTAGTCCCAGTAGTCCTCCGAGCGCACCGCGAGACGCTGCACGCCCACCGTCTGGTGCTCCAGGCGCTCGCTGCGCTCGTAGTTGCCGCTCACCGGCGCCTCCCTCAACGGCTGAAGTCCTTCAGCCCTTGGGGGCGTATGCCGGTGCGGCGACAGCATCAGCCGTCAGCGTGAGGCGAGGACGGAGACGATGGCTACCAGGAGGGCCAGGCCCGGGATGATCCCCTTGTAGACGAACTCGCGGCGGTTCTGCTGACGGGTGTGGACCGCCGTTCGGGCCTCTCGCTCCATCTCCTCGACCGCACGCTCGACCTGCTCGATGCGTGCCTGCAGCAGACGCTTCTCCGCCTCGAAGTGGTCCTTGGTGACGTAGCTGTCCAGGCGCTTCTTCATGTCGTCGAGCTCGCGCCGCAGCTGCTCTCGCGTCTGTTGTGAGTCGCGCTGGATCAGCCGCCACAGTTCCCCGATGTTCTGGGGCTCGGTCTGGGTCATGAGCGCAACTCCTGGGTGGGGGTGGTCTTCACCCCTTGGCGGCCACCGCGCCTGGTCCAGACATGACGAGGCCAGGAAGAAAGCCCCACACCCGGAAGAGTGTGGGGCTTTTGCGCGGGGCACCCTCCCGCTCCGGGACCGAGGCTCACCCGGCCGCACGGCTGTCGCCGCGCTCCCGCCCGTCGCTGGTGACGCTACTTCTTGCGCAGCCCGTTCGCGACCTCGAAGGCGTACTGCCAGGTCTTCGGGCCGACGCCGCCGTCGGCCGGGCCGAGCGCGGTGAGGAAGTGCCGCTGGAGGGCCTTGACCTTCTCCAGGTCCTTCTTCGTCATCGTGCTGCTCGGGCCGATGAGATATCTCGGGCCCCAGTTGCCCTTGTGCAGCCAGGTCTGGAGCTGCTTGGCGTGGTTGTTCTTCGCCCCGAGGACGAAGTACTTGCGGCCGGGGAACGCCGGAGCCTGCGGCTTGGGGGCGGGCTCCGGCGGAGCGGGCTTCGGAGCTGGCGGCTTCTGGGGCGCGGGGTGGGCTTCGAGCCGGTCTCCGATCCGGCCGCGCATCGCCGCCATCGTGAAGCCGCGCGGGTCGACCTTGCCGGGCTGCCACTCCATGTGACCGATGACGGACCTCTCGCTCCAGCCGTGGTGGCGGCAGATCGCGGCGGAGGCCTTCTCGATGGCGGCCAGCTGCTCCTCCGGCCACGGGTCCTTGCCGTCGCCCAGGTTCTCGCACTCGAAGCCGTAGAAGTGCGGGTTGCCGTCGACGGTGGCTTCGTCGTCGGGCGGCAGCGCGCTGAGCTCTTCCTTCACCGCCTGCAGGACGTCCGGGTCGCCGGGACCGGCGTGGTTGGCCCGGCCGTAGCCGACGAGGTAGACGGTGCCGTCCTTGGCGATGACGCCGTGGCACAGCGGCCCGCGCAGCGCGCTGTGGCCGTCGCGGCAGACGGCGACGTTCCGTGCCGTGCCACCGGGGGTGGCGGTGTGGTGGATCATCACGCCGTGGACGGGCCCCCAGGGGCCCTTGTGGTTGCGGTTGTGGCTCCGCCAGTCGCCGACTTCCACGACGGTGAGGCCTGCGGCGCGCAGCACGCTGACGAGCGTGGCCGCCGACATGGGCTGTGCCATGTGCCCTCCTGAAGGGGTGGTGATATCTCACCTCTTGAGGAGGGCACTGCCGGGGTGGGACAGGGTCAGGCGCCCAGGTTGTTGGTCGGAGTAGTGCCCGCACCCGCGATCTCCATCACGGCGACCGCGAGGGTGCCCTTGGTGATCAGCACGTTTCCGGTGATCTGGTTGGGGCCGGAGTCTCCCATCGCCTCCTCGCGGATCAGGGACCGGGTTTTGCCGTTCGTCGGGGAGGAAGCGATGGAGTTCCCGCTGATGAGGTTGTTCTTGGTGCCGTATTCCAGGTGGATGCCGGAGACCTGGCCGTTGAGGGAGCCGACCTCGCCGGGGCTGAAGATCGTGCAGCCGGTGACGACGTTGCCAGTGGCAGCGATGAACACGCTGTCACCGGCAGTGCCGTCGAAGTTGCAACCAATGAGCTTGGTGGCAGAGGCGTCCTGGATGCGGACGCCTTTGGTGTTGTTGGTGGCGCCGCCAACGAAGTTGCAGGCCACGATCTTCTGGGTTCCTGCCCGGTCGAGGATGCACACGGCGGTGTTGAAGCCGGTGCCTCCGGATCCGCCGAGGAACTCAAAGTCGCAGCCGATGATCTGGTTCTCGTCGCTGGAGCTCATGTGGATTCCTCGGCCGGGCCCGGTGGAGGTCATGGATTCGTCGAACAGGCAGCCGATGATGCGGTTGTTGTGGCCGAAGGCGCCGCCGCTCATCCCACCGAGGTAGAGGCCGTCGTCGCGGCAGGCGACGAAGTGGATGTTGTCGAATCGGCAGGCCACGGCGCCGCTGCCGTCGATGCCGCCGGATGTGCCGGTGGTGCCCTGCTCCAGGCAGTTGCCGTCCACGGTCAGGTCGCGCATGGTGATGCGGGTGTCGGCGCTGGTCATCTTGAAGACGTAGCAGTTGGAGTTCGCCTTCAGCTTGACCGAGGAGCCCCAGCCTGAGCCGAAGATGGAGTAGCCGCTTCCTGCCGGGAGGACGATCGGCGCGGACACGAGGTAGGTGCCGGTGGGAATGTAGGCGGCGGTCTTGGCGGCGGCCGCCGCGTTGACGGCCGCCTGCAGAGCAGCCGTATCGTCCGTGATGCCGTCCCCCGTGGCGCCGTACGCCTTGACGTTCAGCCACTCAACGCCGCTCGGGCGGACGCGCCGTACGGGGGCCGTGGTCGGGCCGGAGGCGACCGTCGCGACGGGGCCTACGGTGACGGCCTGGTTGGTCCCGTCGTCGTGCAGGCCCTTCTGGGCTGCATGCAGGTACAGGCCGTCCAGCTGCACGCTGGTCGAGCCCGAGACCCGTACGCCGTACTGAGGCGAGCTGGTGCCGGTGCCGTCGTCGTCGAGGCCCGGGTAGCAGGTGACGACGCTGGCAATGACGGGCACGGTGGCGCCGACGACGGCGAGACCGGCGTGGTTGTTGCCGCCGTTGCCACCGTTGCGCCCGTCGCGGCGGGCCATCAGGTTGGTGATGCTGATCGGGGCGTTCCCGAGGGCGTCGACCAGGACGCCGTCGCCGCCGTTGCGGTCGGTCGAGCAGGCGTCCATCAGGAAGCCGCCGGAGCCGGTGCCGTTGCCCCAGGCACCGGTGACGTGGACGCCATGGCTGCCGTTCCACTCGAACCTGCAGCCGATCGCCTGGCTGTTGGGGATGTTCGTCAGGACCGCGCCGCGCCCCCAGCAGCCGATGACCTGGCAGTCGATCATGGTCAGGTCGGTCATCCGGGTGAGCAGCAGACCGTTGGCGCGGCAGTTGTCGATCATGACGCTGGTCATGCGCCAGGAGTACGGGAAGACGTTGTTCACGCCGCCGGTGACGATGCCGTTGTTCGACATCCGGCGGATCGTCACGTTGGTCAGCCGCACGTTCTGGATGTTCCCGGCGGCGAAGATCCCGTCGACCGGCTTGGTGCCGTCCAGCGTGGACCCGTCCAGCATGAGGTCCTCGATGCGGTGCTCGGCGGACAGGGAGGCGTATCCGCCGCTGGCCTGGTCCTTGAACAGGACCAGGGCGGTACCGACGAAGCTGGGCAGGGGCTGGATGTAGCAGGGCGGATCGGCGAGGTTCTGCCCCGCCATCATGTTGGCGTGCGAGCCGCGCAGCGTGACGCCCGGCTTCGGCACGATCGGCGCGGAGACGGCATAGACGCCCTGGGGGAAGTAGACGATGCCGCCGGGCGGACACGCCCCGATCGCATCGTTGATCGCGGCGACATCGTCCGTCACGCCATCGGCCTTCGCTCCGTAGAGGGCGTCCTTGACGTTGATCCAGCCGAACACGGACTGGCCGAGCTGGCCCACGGTGGCCGCGTCCGTCGGCTGCACGCCCGGGGCCAGGTTTGCCAGCCGCTGGGCGTTGATGTCCACGGCGGCAGTCGGCTTGCGCAGCTGGTGCAGGGCGGGCATCTCGTGGACGTGCCGAGCGTCGGCCGCCTTGCCGCTGGTTCCGGCCGCCCGGGTGCCCAGGGGCTGAATGTCGGTGTTGTCGCCGCTGATCGGCGTTGCGCCGCCGCCGGAGCCACCGGAGCCGATGTCGGTGGGCAGCTGGCTGTAGGGGATGCGGCCAGAACCGTCGAGGCCCGCGTAGCCGTTGGGCAGGCCGCGCTGGTTGACGGGCTGGAAGAAGACGCCCGGCGCGGTCGCCTCGGCCAGCCGGGGCGCGGTGGCCAGATCCACGGGGCCGCCGTCGTACGGCACGGCGATGAAGTACGTGGCCGTGGCCAGCCCGGACAGCGTCTCGGTCACCTCGTAGGTGCCGCCTCCGGCCGGGAGTGTGTCCGGGTCGTCGGTGGCCGGGACGATCAGGGCTATCGAACCTTGCGCGTTGAGTGTGGCCGTGTAGGGCCGCCGGTCAGCGATCTCCCCGTTGTTGGTGAGCACGCCGACGAGCTGCAGCCGAACCGTTCCGCTGCGGGGGTTTCCCGAGCCGTCGAGGTAGGTCCGCGTGACCGGGACCAGGGTAAAACTCATGCCTGCAGCTCCTTGTTGATGTCGTCCTCCGCGATGTGGCGGCGCATGCCGATGTGGCGGGGACCTTGGTAGAGGCCGACGGCCTGCTTGCGCTGGATCGCCTCGGGGACCGGGACCTCGGAGGCCTCCGCGTCGGCCTCGGCGACCGGCTTCGGCGGCACCTTGACCTTCGGCTGGTAGGTGTCGGCCAGGAGCCGGATCCTCTCGTGGTTCTGGAACAGACCCGTGGCGTCGTCCGGCGTCGGCCGGGCCGCGTAGACGGACTGCTTGGGCATGTCCGCGCGGGCCTCGTCAGACTCGTCGGGACGCTGCTCCTGGCCCTGGTCGGCGTCGACCGGCTCCGGCACCCCGCCGGGCTGTGCCACGCCGCCGTCCGGCGGCATCGTGGTCAGGTCCTGCATGGTCGGCGCGAGCGTGGGCTGTGAGCCGACCGGATCCATGCCGAGGATCGGGATCCGCAGCGGCGCCGTCGGCGGCTGCGCCATGTCCTGCTCGGCCGGGAGCGCGCGCGGCTGGAAGTCGGCCCGCAGGTCCTCCGGGATCGGCAGCCCCTTGCCCGCGAGCGCCACGTAGATGGCCTTGCGGGTCTCCTGCTCGGCGACCGCGAGCTCGACGGCCTCGTCGCGGGACTTCTCGACCTCTTCCTCGAAGTCGATGTTGACGTTGTGCAGGCGCGTCTTCATCGAGATCGGCACCCCGGCCTCGCGCAGGGCCTCGAAGAACTCGTTCTGCGCGGCCTCGTCCTGCAGGGACATCGTCTTGAACTGCAGGTCGGGGATGAGGAGCTTGGGCTGCTCGACGATCCGGCCCTCGCCGGTCTCCTCGTCGATCTCGTAGATCTCCTCCATCTTCACGTACCGCTTGCCGCCCCTCTCCTCGTAGTCGAAGTGCTCCTGCGCTTCGGCGACGACGAGGGCTCGCTGGCGGTAGTGCGCGGTGACGAGCTGCTGGTAGTTGGTCAGCATCTGCGTGACCAGGTCCCTGTTGAGGGCGTCGGCCGCGTACGTCTCGCCGGAGGACGCACCGGCCAGCATCGTCTTGGACAGGCCGAAGGTCTGCAGGACGCGACCCTCGATCCGGTCGAAGTCGGGGGAGAGGTCGGGGATGTCCTCCTTGCCCAGCACGGACTCCATCTGGACCGCGAAGTGGGTCATGATGATGCGGAAGTCGCCCGCGAGGGCCGCGTCCACGGCCTCCTCGAAGTCGGCGAGGTCGTCCATGGTCGGGATCCAGGGCACGTTGGTGCCCAGGTCGCTCGCGGAGGCGCCGAGCTTGGCGTGGATGAGCGGCGTGTACAGCCGGTCGGCGATCGAGTCGACGGCCGCGTTCAGCATCTCCTCCTGCATGAGCGAACGCATCGCTCTGTACAGCAGGGGGATGCCCCGGGGGTTGAACGTGTCGGCCTCGTGCTTGAGCTGACGCAGGAGGATGTTCGACACCGGCATCAGCGAGTTGTCGTCGGCGTAGTACGTCAGCTCCGGGTACGCCGTGATCAGCTTCTCGTACTCCCACGCGGGCATGCGGGTGCGGATGAGCTCGCGCATGCTCTGCGGCAGCCGGATCAGGAACCGGGGCTCGCGCAGGAACGGGGACAGCTGCACTTCGACGTCGTCGGGGTTCAGCAGCTCCTCGTCGTCCCAGACTCCGAGGTCCTCGTTGAAGGTGCCCAGCGGCCAGGCCTCGCCGACCGTCCAGTACTCCCGGCCCATCCGGACCAGGAAGTCCTTGTAGTTCAGGCCGTCTTCGGAGAGGAAGTGGTCCGTGTAGAACTCGGTGAGTCGCTCGTCCTTACAGCTCAGCTTCAGGCCCAGCAGCGGGTACTTCGAGTAGATGTCGACGCACGAGCCGACGATCGGGTGGCTGATGTAGAGCAGGCGGCAGTACGCCCGCATCTTCGCCATCTGCGCCGGGTCGTCGAACTGGAATGGGAGGTTGTTCTGCCTCCAATAAAAAAGTGGGTCGCGCGGCCGTACGGTCGCGAAGCTCACCGAGGGGTTCGACCCGGTCCCCGCGACGCCCGCAGCGGTCTTGCGGTTGACGCGCCTGTTCAGACGCATCTCGGCGACCTCTTCCGACTCCCCAGGGCGCGAGGAGAAGCGCTTGAAGAGCCGGTCGATTCTCGACTGCTCCTGCTGGTAGTTCGGCTGGGCGCCGCCCCGCTGCTGGGCCATGGATCCTCCTGTGGTGGCTTCACCCCTTGGGCGGGAGGAGCGGCCACAGACAGGGCGGACGGCGCCCGAGCAGCGGAATCAGGACGATGCGGTCTTGCGCCGACGAGGCTTCACCGGTTCCGCCGAGACCTCGTCGGCGTAGCCGTATGCCAGGAGCTGCCGCGCGCGGTCCTCCTGGCCGTCGGGCAGGGTCACCCACTCACCGGGCTGGTAGACGTGGCCGTCGATCTCCAGCTGCACGCGCGCCTTCAGGGGGATGCTCACTTCCCGCCTCCCAGCAGTCCGGCGAGATACGCAACGTACGCGGTGCGCTCCATCGTTCGGCCGCCCTGGGCCCGATAGGCAGAGTTCTTGCCGAACGGCGGCGGACCCCCGGATCCGCTCTTGTCGTCGCCGGACTCCTCCGAGCCGGGCGGGCCATTGTCGGGGCTTGAGTCGCTTGAGTCGCTTGAGTCGCTGTCCTGCCCGAACGGGGGGGCGTCCCCACCGTCCTCCTCGCCTTCAGCGCCCGGCGGCATCGCGTTCGGGTCGGCGCCCGGCGGCATCCCCGGCATGGCCGGGGGCGGCATGCCGGGGATCTGCACCGGCATGCCGTCGATGGACTGGGGGAACGCCGAGAACATCGGCTGGACCCGCACCAGGAAGGCCTGGTTGCAGAACGAGCACTCCGTGTTGCCGTCCGAGCGGCCGATGACCTGCCCCGAACCGCAGAACGGGCAGTGCGCGATGGTCACCCCATCGCCGGACTGATGCGCCACCACTACGCGCAGCGTCATAACCGCTCACCTCCACCCCCTACAGGCGAAGGCCCGGCACGGGACAGCACGGCACCCCTCCCTCACGAGAGGAGGGAGGGGCGCCGTGAGCCTGCGTGCCAAACACAGGCGGTGCGGTGTGCCGGTTGGAGTCAGCAGCCGACAGGAACTGGACCGCACGAGAAGGATGCCCAGCCACGGCGGCGACGAGCAAGCTCTGGAGGAAGTCTGGACAGAAAGTGAGCCAATTCCCGCCCCGGTCAGCACGACGCCCCCTTCCGTGGTGAAGACGGAAGAGGGCGTTGAGCTGGGCGCTACAGCATCGGCGGTTGTAGCCGTATCACCGTATCAACCGTCCGGCGCCGCCGGAACCGGCCGGACGCCGCTGCCGCCCCACGGCGCGGCGAGCCCGGCGTCGACCAGGGCCTGCCCCAGCTCCTCGGTGTCGGACAGGATCGTGGCCAGGTAGCGGCCGTACTTCTCCTTCTTGTCCTTCATGGTGCGCACGGCGAAGGTGGGCCCGTGCTCCTTCACCCACTTCTGCACGAAGGCGACGGCCTTCTTGCCCTCGGGGGTGTTGTGCTCGGGCGCGTTGATTCCCAGCAGCCTCACCCGCTGGCGGGTGAGCACCCCGAACCCAAGGTCGACCTGCAGGTCCAGGGTGTCGCCGTCGACCACCTTCTCCACGGTGGCCTGGTAGATGAACATCAGTTCAGCGGCTCATCGACCGGCGTCCCGTAGAAGGTGGCCTCGGGCCAGCCGTTGGCGACGAGGAGGTCGTTGAGTGCCTCTGCCACCATCAGCGGGGTGATCCGGGTGGTGCCGGACGGCGGCGGGGTGGCCTCGCTCATCACGGTGAACTCCAGAGAGACGGCGGCGATGTCTCCCTCGGGCGGCTGGATGTGGGAACCGCCGTAGTACTTCGAGCTGGGGTGGAAGGTGGTCATGTGGGGTCAGCCTCCGGAGATGATGTGCGGGACGAACCAGGCCGTCAGGCCCAGCCAGGCAAGCACGAAGACCGCCTTGCCGGACTTGGTGTTGGTGTGGAACCAGGCGCGTGTGCGCTCGGAGAGCGTGTCGCCGTCCGCCTGGTTGAAGACGCCGTACAGCTCGTAGGCGAGCGCGGTGCCCAGGATGGTGCCCCAGGCGACGTTCGGGTCCATCGCCGCTCCTAGTCGAACAGGCTGTGCTGGATGGGAGCCGGGTGGTACTGCGGGGCACCGGCCTGGTCCAGGCGCCGTTGCAGGTGCTCGGCGTGGGCGTCGTTGGCCTGCTCCAGCCGGTCGGCGTCCGAGCGGCGGGTCCGCCAGTCGCGGTGGTCGTTGTAGCCGGGGTTGTCGAACTTGTGCCGCATGTCCGCCTGGTCGTTGTCCAGGCGGTGCATGATCTCGTCGAACTCCCGGCGCCCGGCCTCGTCGTGGGCCTTCTCGGTGGCCCGGTCGGCGAGGTCCTCGGCGTGGCGCGCGGGCGCGCCGCCGTGCCAGCCGGTCGGGTCGTACGGTCCGACGTGCTCCGGCTCTGTCTCGGAGGCAACCGGGTCCGGATGGGCCGTGGCCGGGGCCGGGGAAGCCGACGGCGCGGGAGACGCGGACTGCTCCGGGCCGTGCCACCAGTCCTTCAGCCGCTGGAAGAAGCCCGCCACGGTGGGGTCCAGGGACGCCGTGGTCGGCGAGGACGGGCCGACGCGGCCCTCCAGGTCGTCCAGGCGCCGGTGGACCTCGTCGAAGGTGCTGGCCCCGCCGTTGGGGCCTGGGTCCTGCTCGCCGGACTGCTGGCCCGGCGGCCGCCAGTGCTTGGCCCGGTCCGTGATCGGGCCGTCGGCGGCACCTCCCCACGACTCGTACGCCAGCGGGTAGGCGTCCGCGTGCTTGCGCACGGCCTCGGCCGCCAGCGACAGGCACTCGGCCAGCGGCACGCTCGGGTTCTCCCGCGCGGCCAGCGCGGCCAGCCGCGCGGTCACGAAGTCCATGGCCCGCTCCTGAGCGGCCGTCACCTTGCGGGCGGCCGTCTTCTGCTCGGCAGCCGCCGCGCGGGCTTGGGACAGCAGCTTCCAGCGCTGCGTGATGTCGCCGGTCAGCTCCTCCATCGGGTACAGGCGCTGGGCGGCGATGGCCTGCAGCTGCGGCTCGGCGAGAGCCAGCCGGTTGATCAGGTCGACGTCGTTGTCCGCGCGGTAGACGAACTCGCCCACCAGGCGCTCGGCGTCGGCCAGCGCGGCCGTACGCGACAGCTCACGCTGCTCGTGGTCGAGGTCGCGGCCGGTCTCGTCCCACATCAGGGATGCGATGTCCATGGTCAGGCGCCCTTCTTCTCGGCGAGGAGGCCCGCCTGCACGCGGCGGCGGAACTGCGAGGCCAGCGGGGACAGCCCGGAGCCCTGGTTGTAGGCCGACGCCATGCCGGACTGGGGAACGGTCACCGGCTGACCCGGCTCCGGTACGGCCGCCTGCTGCGGCACCACCGGCTGGCCGAACGGCTCAGCGCCGTTGTACGGAGCCGGACCGGCCGGGGCGGCCGGGTTCATCTCGCCCGCGAGCGGGCCGGGCTTGCCGGGCCCGTTGATCGGGGTGTCACCCGAAGGCGACGGCGACGTCGTCGGGTTGGTGGTCTCCAGGTCGATGCCGGTGGCGGCCTCCACCTGCAGGTAGGTGCCGTCGGTCGGCAGCGCGTGCAGGGACGCGACCCGGTGAGTCAGCGCGCGGTGCTGCTCGATGCGCCGGGCCAGACGCGGCTCGACGGACGCCAGCGCGGCGTGAGCCGACAGCCACGCCCCCCGCTGGCGCGGGTGGTCAGTGAACGCCGCGTAGATACCGGCCTCCAGCTCCGGCGACCCGGGCCGGACCACGGGCGTGCCCTCCTGCCAGCGGGCCGCGTACTTGTAGCCCTTCTGGAAGTCGGGGTGCGCCATCTCCTGCTTCGAGGCCACGCGCCGGGACGCGAACGCCGGGTGCTTGAGCGACTGACCGTTGTCGCCGCCCATGGACACCGGCACGTTCTGCGGCGGCGCCGGAGGCTCGGCGGAGGTGTAGGCCTGGGTGTACTCCGGCGCGGCGTGCGCGTCGCCGAACGACGGCTGCGCCTCCGGGTTGCGGGCGTCGGCCGCCCCGCTCCCGGCCTCGCCGACGTTGCGCGGCGGCGTGGTCGCGGGGGAGTTGGCGATGTTCGGCTGGGCGAACTGGTGGGGCTGGCTCCACTGGTCGGCCTGGGTGCGCAGCGAGGCATGCGACTGGTGCGCGCCGGAGGTCTCGCCGCCCTGGTCGTAGTGCGCCTGGCCGGTCATGCCGTCGGCCTGCTCACCCTCGTCGAGCAGCCACGGGAACGCCACGGTGGTCGGCAGCGGCGTGGAGCTCGGCGCGTCGTGCACGTCGGTCGTCTGCTGGATCATCGGCAGGCCGGACGCGGCCTCCTTCTTGCGGGGCGCGTCACCGACCTGACCGGCAGGCTGCATCTGCTCGGTCTCCGGCTGCGCGGGGTCCTCCTCCGGCATCTCGCCGGGGCCGCCCTCGACGGGGATGTCGGCGTAGTCGGAGTGCCCGCCCGCCCGCTCGGGGCTGGAGTTGCCGCCGGAGCCGCCCTCACCGGCCAGGGACGAGCCGGACGAGGAGCCACCGCCGCCACCGCCGTCCAGGGACGGCTCGGGAGCCGGGCCGGTCATCTGGCCTGTCTCGGAGTGCCCGCCGGGCACCTCGGGGCTGGAGTTGCCGCCGCCGTTGACGGCCTGCTGGATCGCCGGGGCCCGGCTGGAGGTCTCGGTGCCGACGACACCGGCGTTGAGGTCATTGACCGGCGGCGCGAAGTTGTCGAAGACGTCCGGGGGCAGCGGCGTCGCCTTCTGGGTGACGCCGTCCGGCGCGGTGGTCTGCTGGATCTGGTCCAGGCCCGACGCGGCCTCGACGATGGTGGCCTGCGCGCGCAGGAACGTCGCGTAGCCGACGAAGATGTCCTCGGCCGTCTTGGCCTGCGCACCGAGGCTGGAGGTGACCTGCCGGGCCTTGCCGACGGCCTGCTCGGTGAACTCCACGTTGTCGGCCCGAACAAAGTCCGGCACGTCCTGGAACCACAGGGCGGCCTGCGCGATGAGCTGGCCGTGGTCGAACGGCGCGTCGGCGACCTCGGTGTCCAGCCAGTCCGACTCGGAGGAGCCGCGCGCAGTACGGGAGATGACCGGGGCGAACGCCTCGCGGATGGAGGTGTCGGCCAGGTCCGCTTCCCGCTCCAGCGCGGCCGTGTGCTGCGAGGCGCGGTCCATCTCGTGGAGCTGGGCGACGAGCCTGAGCTGCTCGTCGAGGGACCGGGTGTTGGCGATCCGCGCCATGAGATCGGAGCGGCGGTCAGGGCTGGGCATGCTGTTCTCCTCCTGCGCGCCCGCGCGGCGCATCCGGCGGCGTACGGACTTGTCTTCGCGGGAGGGGTTGCGGCGTGGACCGCGTGCAGCAGGACGCATCGGCTCGCTGGTGAGCGCTCGGTCCTCGTCAGCCCATGGGTCGTTGACCCACAGCGAGTCGTACGGGCTCGGCTCGACGGCGTCGTGCATACAAATCACCCCTCCTTCCGCCCCCAAGGGGCGGCGAAGGAGGGGTGAGACAGGAGGAGGGGGTCAGTCGGTGGCGGGCACCTTCTCAGGGGTGTACTCCAGGATGTCGCCGACGCCGCAGCGGAGCACGCGACAGATGGCGGAGAGGGTGGCGAAGCGGACGGCGGCGACCTTGGCGTTGCGCAGCTTGGAGATGTTCGCCTCGGTGATGCCTGCCTGCCGGGCCAGCTCGGCCGGGCTCATGCCGCGCTCGCGGAGGATGTCGTCGAGGTGGATGGTGATCTCGTGCTCGAAGTCGGTGGGCGGCATGTCAGACCACCTTGTCCAGTTCGGCGTCGAGCTTCCGGGCCCGGTCGTGCTCCTTCATCCAGTCGGTGCGGTTGCCGACGGCGCCGATCAGCACCATGGCGAAGGAGCCGGAGATAAGGAGGGCGTTGAGGCCGAAGGCCGAGGCGGGCAGTGCGACGTCGAAGTGCAGCTTGATGGCGGCGTTGACGACCATGATGGGCGCCAACATGATGACCATCGCTGCGAAGGAGAAGCCGATCAGGACACGCTGCGCCTTCTTCTTGTCGTAGTCGTGCGACCGGCGTGCCCACATCAGGTAGCCGTACGCGGCGACGACCATCATCAGCGTCAGCACGCTCGGGAGAGAGGCGATGACGCGGTCCGCGAAGCTGGGGTCTGCCAGCTTGACGGTGACGGCCTGGACCGTGCCCTGCAGCTCCTCGGGGGCGCCCTTGGCGGAGGGGGCCTTCGCGGTGACGGTGGGGTTCATGGCCATCTGGATCAGGTCCCAGGTTGCCATGCCCATCATGAGCAGGGGCAGCCACGTCTTGGTGGAGCTGTCGATGATCTTGTCGGCGCGGGCGTCGGCGACGGAAGACTTCATGGCGGGATGTCCTTATCGTGGACGATAACTTGAGCTCGATAGTAGTTATCGTCCACGATAAGAGTCAAGCCGGTTCAGCGGCCCTTGAAGTTCGGCAGGTGCGGGCCGACGTAGCCGACGATCACCTGGCCCGTCGGACCGGCGGTGTCGTCGTAGAAGTGCATGCGCGGCGCCGGAGGCCTGCCCCCGCCGATCCGCACGTGGGCCCCCATGAACACCTCGCCCAGCTCCGGCACGGTGAACAGCCGGGTACGCCGCACCCGCAGGTCGGAACCGCCGCGCTCCAGCAGCACCTCGGACGCGACGTACATGCCCTTGGAGATGAGCGTGGTGGCCTGCGGCCAGTCCAGGTAGGCGGTGAAGTGAGGGAGCACCCCCGCCCCGTGCTCCGCCTTGGCTTCGCCGTAGGCGTTCAGCGCCTCCAGCGCCTCCTCCGTCCGCCGCAGCCACGTCTTCTCCGAGGAGTGCCCGCGCAGCGACTTCACCGGCTCCCGCGCACAGTCCAGGATCCGCACGTACGGCATCAGCTCGGTGGCCAGCTCGAACAGCTCCTGCCAGCTCTCCGGCCCCTTCGGGCGTTCCGGCACCGGCTCCGCATACGAGCGCCCCGGGACGAGGGCCAGCTGGCGGCGCAGGTAGGCCACCTCGCGGGTGAGCTCCTCCGCCTCGGCCTGGGCCGTCGCCTCGGCCGCCCAGGCGCTCTCGGCCTCCGCGCGGAATTCCTTCGCCTGCTCGGTCAGCGGGTTCCGTTCCAGCTCCAGCAGGCGCTTCTCAGCAGCCTCCTTCGACGCGTACACCAGCTGGGCCTTCTCTCGCTCGCGCCGCAGCAGGTCCCTGGTTTCGGCAAGGAGCGTCTCCAGCTCGCGGGCCCGCTCCTCGGCCTCCCGCTTCTCCCGCATCGCTCGCGCGGACGCCACCGGAAGCTCCGGCAGCACCCAGGAGTTGCGCAGGTTCTCCACCCCGGCGCGGGCCCGGCTGCAGAAGTGCGGCCGGAGCGCGGCGTAGCGGACGACGGCGTCGGCCGTCTCCTTCAGCAGCTGGCCGAAGGTCCCACCCGGGGGCCGCCGGACGATGCAGTCGGCCATCGGCCACTCGTCGTGGCGCGGCTTGGTCGGCAGGATCAGCCCTCCGCCCCACTTCAGCCGCAGCCGCGACTCCGGCAGCACACCGTCGGCGTTGACGATCTGGTCCTGGTCACCGTAGACGCGGAACTCCACTACGCGCCCCCGCAGCGACGGCGGGACCAGCTCGGCCAGCGGCAGCCCCGGGCTCTGGACGGCCTCCTCCACCGGCCGCCTGTCGTGCGTGACGACCGGGATGTACCAGGGGCATGCCGACAGCTCCTCGAACTGCTGGGCCAGATGCTCGGTGTGCAGGTCAAGTGCCCCGGTCTCCTCCATGAGGAGCAGACGGCCGCCGACCCAGTCGTACGTCGTCAGGTTGCCGAACATGACGTCCACCGGCGACTTCCAGGCCATCTGCCACGGCCGGTCGGCCTCGGCCGTCAGCGTCCAGGACAGGTCCAGGTCGGCCGGGATCACGTCCGGCGAGTGGCGCTGCAGGCCCTCCCTCTCGGCGATGACGAGGTCCGGCGCCAGCAGCAGGCGCGCGTTGATGCGGTCGCCGTCCTTGGTCTGCCAGGCCGCGTCGACTCCCCACCACCAGTGGCCGCCCTCGGGGAGGAACCTCCTGGCGTCCGCTATCTCCCCGTGTTCGATGCTGTCGTCGATGTGGTCGCGGATCGCGTCCAGTGCGGTGGTGTGCCGGACGCGGCCGCTGGCATGCCAGACGGTGTCCGGCCAGGGCAGAAGCTGCTTGCGCTTCGCCATGGTGGTCTCCTCTGTTGTGGCGGTGTCATGCATTGTGTCGAGAAACACTGACAGCCACCGCCAGAGCACAGAATCCGCGCGACGAAACGTAAAGATCAGTACATTTCGTAACGAGATTCGGTAGGACCGTGCTGGCCCTGGTAGTGGTTGCCCGCGTGCCCGTACGGCCGCGCGGGGACGGCCGACATGGGGATCAGACAAAGCTGAGCGATCGGCATCAGCCGCCGGAGCCGGATCGGCAGGCCCGACAGGTTCGCGATCTCCAGCGTGATCTGTCCGCTGAACCCGGGGTCGATGAAACCCGCCGTCACGTGAACGGTCAGGCCCAACCGGCCCAGGGAACTCTTGCCTTCAACGCTCGCCGCGAGCCCTCCGGGGAGGGTCACCCGCTCGACCGTGCTGCCGAGGAGGAAGTCACCCGGCTTCATCAACCAGCCGTCCTCACCGATCTCAGCGAGCGCGGTGTGCCCCTCCGGCACGTCCGCGACGTCGATCTCCCCGGCGTCCGGGATGTTCATCGTGCGCACGTACTGGGCGAGCAGCAGGTCCACGGAGGCGGGCTGCAGCCGCTGCGGGTCGAACGGCGAGATGTCCAGGTAGTTCTCTTCGTCGAGCGCGTTCTTGATCTGCCAGTCAGCGAGCATGTTGTGGTCCCCTTTCTCCACTCCATGGGGTCGCCGACCGGTACTGCGACAGCTACTACGCCGCCGTCTCGCTCGCGAGCGCCGTAGCGACCATGTCGGCCAGGCGGGGACGCTCGCTGACGGAGCCCGGCTCGATGCAGGGCCACTTCGTCACGACGAGCTGGAAGTGCACCAGGTCACCGTCGGTCTCGGTTTCCACGCTGAAGTGGACGACGCCGCAGCGCGAGCACACTTTGTCGATGGAAGGCTTACCCACGACGCCCTCCGGGCAGGTTGCCCCAGGCCCAGAACCAGATGGTGACCGCCGTGAGCGCGCCGACGAAGACGCCCGCGCTGGGGTCCTTCACGAGCCAGGCGCAGGTGCCGAAGGCGACACCTGCGCTGGCGCCGACTATGGTGCGCATCAGGTAACCGGCTCCTTGCTGAGACCGGCGACCGGGTGCGCAGGGCAGTGCGCGTGGCCTTCGGCGTCCCACATCCACCCCTCGGGCAGCTGCACGTCCAGCAGCGCACAGGCCGAGCAGCTGGTGCAGTAGATGCGAGGGCCGTTCTCCGGCGCCGAACGGGGCCGGTCGAGGCGAAGCGCACGGGCCTGGGCGTGGACGCGGCCTGTCTCGGCGTGCGCGGCGATCAGCTCGCTGACCCAGGTGGCGGTGATCTCCCGCAGATAGTCCATGATCATCTGGACGGTGTTCCGGCGCACCCGCAGCGGCACGAACCTGTACCAGCGGCCCATGCCGTCGTACAGGGCCTCGACCATCCGGTCGGCGTACCAGCGCATCTGCCGGTGGCAGGTTTCCTTGAGCTGCTTCATGTCGGCGTCGTGCAGCGGGAGATGGATCCGGCGCCCGGCGAGGGCGGCGCTGACGGCGACGATGTCGTCCGGGGTCAGGCCCTTGAAGGTCTGGCGGACGACCTCGGTGCTGCCCTCGGGAGAGTAGAGGAGGGTGACGGTCGTACCGGTGCGCTCGGTGGTGGTGGTGTCGCTCATGCTGCCTTGACCCCCATGGCGGTGGTGGTGGAGTTGTACTGCGCGGCCCGCTGGCGCTGGACGGCGCCGGTGACCGTCTCCCACGCCATCCCGCAGGCCCGGCTGAGCATCCCTTCGATCGTGTGCGCGGTGTCCGGCGCGACCCGGACCTTGCGCATGGTCGCCTGCATCAGCAGCGCGGCCATCTGCTCCGTCTTATCTCCGCTGGTACCCAGGTTGATCAGATCCAGCGGAGTCTGCGTCCCGTCGAACAGGAACATCTGGGCCGCCGAGGAACCGTACTCGCGGATCCCGCGCTCGGCGCTCACCGTGCGCTGGCGCCGGTAGTCCAGGTAGTTGCCGAGCATGGCGGTGAACGACGGGGAGACTCCCAGGAGTCGTGCCATGCGCGGGTGCGCCCATTGGTGACGCAGGCGGGCATGGCTGGGATTGGTGATGTCGTCGAGAGCGAGGACCGCGACGGCGCGGTGGGCCTCCTTCTCGCTGAGGTCGAGGTTGTCCCGGACTGCGTACAGCTGAGACGTTGGCGTCGGGGCGGGCATGGCGGGGTGCCCCCCTTTCTTGCGGTCAGTGGGTGGTTGCCGTCAGCAGGCGGCGGCAGAAGAACACGGAGTGCATCGTGTAGGCCTGCCCCCCGTCGGCCAGGACGAGCGGCCCGAGCAACCCGCGCGAGGCGTTGAGCTTCGACCGCTCCACGAGGTCATCCATCGTTGCCTGGTCGCAGCCCAGCCACTCGCGCGCGAGCTCGTAGGTGAACGTGTAGTCGCCGACCTCGTATCGAGAGAGGTTCGCGGCGGACAGACGCGGGCGCGACGGCGCAGCGCAGGATACAGACATGGATGATCTCCTGGCGGGTGGAGATTGAAGAATGTTGATCTAGCGGATCTGGCGGGATCTGCGCGCACCACTCTACACGCGCTTCAACCACTGGCCAGGCATATGCAAGAAACTGACACTCAGTGACTTTCCCCAGACAACAGGGGACATGACGAAGCCCCGCCCCCGAGGGCAGGGGCGGGGCTTCGGCGGCTCGATGCTACGCCGGGGCGTGCACCAGCAGCTGGGTCACCACATCACCAAGCTGCGCTCCGGCCTCCGACAGGTCGGCATCGGCCAGCAAGTCGCGCACCGTCATGGACGCATACCTGCCGTCCACCAGACCAAGGTCCCGACGCCATGCCGTGAGGTCGATGAGCACCGTCACCACGGCGACCCACCCCCTGTACCCCGATCCGGCAGGAGGAGGAGTGCTCTGAACCTTCTGTACCGCCGCGCACCCGGCCTGGCCCGGGAACGACTCCTCGACAGCGCGACGCAACGGCGCCTCCAGCGCCTCGACGGCCGCCGCGATCTGCTCTTCTTCCTCGACGGACACATACACCCAGTACGCCGCCGACAGCTTCCCTGTCGTCGCCTCCTGGGGCGACGTGTTGTTCGTCACGCAGATCATCTTCTCCTGTGCCGCGCGCCTAGTCCTCGGACGGAGAGTCGTCCGGCTTCACGAACTCGTTCAGGAGCTCTCGGCGCTTCTCCCGGCTGTCCCCGATGCTGTGCCCGCCGTACGGGAACTTCTGCGTCCGCCCGCTGAACAGGCCGAGCTGGCAGATACGGGAGGCCCCCCACGACGGCAGCGGATTCTCCGCCCGCTCCTGCGCCGTCTTGAGCGTCACCCAGCCGGAGATGATGTTGGCCTCGATCGAAGACTCCTCGTACAGACAGAGGCGCAGCCCGTCCAACACCACCTGGTGGTCGATCAGAAACCCCTTCCCGGTGGGGTCGGTGAACGTCACGCACCACTGCGCGCCATCACTCAGCTGCTCAGGACTGGTGTAGACGGGCCACTTGCGGTCCCCGAAGTGATGCCCCCAGCGGGCCTCCAGGGACGGATGCTCGGCCAGGAACCCCTTCGCGAGACGCTGGGTCTCCTCTTCAGTGACCGCGTACGCGGACTCAGACATGCGCTTCCCCTCCCACGTCCCGCACCGGCCTGCCCGGTGCGGTCATCTTCAGCAGCTCCTGCGCGTTCGGCAGCGGCGATCCCACGCCGACGTGGGCCTCCAGCAGCGCGCGGGCGCCGAGCCGGGCGTTCGGCTGATCCAGAGTCGGCAGCACGTCGCCGACGAAGATCAGTTCATCCCCTTCCAGGACACGCCAGCCGTGCCTTCCGATGGAGCCGGAAAGCCCGTCCCGATCGTAGATGCACCCCAGGAACTCCTCGCCGCGCCACAGCGTGCCTCCGGCTTTGTCGCGCTCCCAGCGCAACCCCGGCGTGGTCATGGCCATCGGCCTTCTTCTCAGTCGTGTCAACAGCATGGTGGTTCAGGCCGCCTGGGCCATGTCGTCAGCCGTCAGGGGCTTGAACTGGTCGACGATCCTGCCCCGCAGCAGATGCGCGACCTCACCGGCTCGGGTCATGCAGAAGACGCCGGGTGCGCGCCGCACCAGCACGCTCAGGCCCTTGCCGCTCATGGGCTGCGTCTGCGGGATCGGCTTGCCTCCCGTAGGAGCGGCCCAGTGCCGGTACGACTCGGCGAGGTTGCGCATGTCCTGATTGTCGGCGAGCGGCACGTACTGGGTGACGACCGGCTCTTCGATCTCGGAGCCCTCGAAGTCCCCGGGCTGTTCGATGGTGATGAAGCCCCCTCCGGCCTGCTGCTGGACAGCGTCATCCTCGAAGACCTCGGTGAGGATGAAGTCGACCTGAGAGCCGTGGACGATCTCGGCGTGGCGGGTGATCGGGTTCAGGCGCAGGTAGGCGCTGGCGGTCGCGAGGGCGCGCCGCTCGGTCATGATGGCGGTCATGATGTTCCTTCGTGGCGGGTCGAGGAACTGCTGATGAGTTGTACGGGTGACTGGGGGCGGACAGCTGGCGGGCTGTCCGGCCCCAGTCAAGCTCACTCGTCGGCGAGCTGGTCCAGGAGTTCAGCTTCGGCAGAGTGGCACTGCCTGCACATCCTGTGCGGGACGTCCTCGTGAAGGCCCTGCTTGTGCTCCGAGGCGAGCATCACGGCGTACATCGACGGATCCGGCATGTCAGGTCCCCACCGGCTCGTAGCGGACGGCCTGGCGGCGGCCGTCGATGAGGACCATGGCGCCGCTGGCCAGGTAGCACAGCCGGGCGAAGCCCCTGTTGACCTGCCGGGCGCACCGGCGGACAGCCTGGCTGGAGGGCACTATCCCGAGGCTGTCCCACGTCAGGCCGTCTTCGGAGACCAGCTCGCGGAAGCTGCGCACCTCCGGCGGCTCGACGGTGACGGGCTCGTACCGGCGGGTGCGGCCGTCCTCGGTGGACGTCAGCTCGAACGCGCCGCCGTCGAGGTCGCGGCGGGTGGCGAACCCCCGCGAAACACTGAACGAGGTCTGCTCCTCGACGTCCTCGCCAGCCTGGACGACCGTGTGCCCGTTGGCGTAGGTGATCAGGTAGGCGACGGGGGGTCTCACATCTGCCACAGTCGCTCGCCCGCCTTCCACGCGTCGAGGTCGCCCCCCTTGGCCTCCTGCAGCGCCTTGTCGGCCCCGCAGGTCGAGCAGAGGGTGTAGACCGTGGTGAGGTCGGTGGGCGGCTGCGGACCGTCCGCGTAGTAGCCCCGGACGAGCTTGTCCCACACGGTGCTCAGGGGGAGTGCCGGGACGGTGGCGATCTTCGCTCCCGCACCCCTGCAGGGGATCTTGTGGACCGTCGCCCTGCGCAGCGGCCTGTTGCCCTTGCGGGCGAGCTGGGCGACCGCCCACTCCAGAGGCTCATCGTTGGCCGGAGGCTCCTCGTCGCCCGTCCACGGAGGCCCGACCGGCATGGCCTCGTCGACAGCCAGGGCCTCTCTGGCGCTCGTGGTCTTCTCGTCGGCGATGGCCATGGCGATCCGCTCGACCTGGTCGCGGTCGACCTTGTAGCCGAGCGCGGCGATGCGGCGCATCAGCTCGGCGCGGTCCTCCTCGGTCGGGGTGTACGGCTCGTCCCACTCCTCGGAGTCGCGGAAGCCGTAGGCCCAGATGTCCTCGGGGTAGACCCAGTCCCGCGCCAGCGTGATGCCCGCGAGCATGGTGGAGCCGGAGCCCTTGAGCCTGGCGTTGGCGTAGAACTCCTGGGCCTGCTCTTCGAGCTGGCGGAAGAGGATCTCGCGGACCCGGGTGCCGACGTCGCTCTTCAGCAGCTCCTCGTCGGTGAGGTCGTCGTAGCTGCTGGCGGGGCGGGGCTCATCGGTCTCGGAGCCGAGGAGCAGGTCGAGGAGTTCGTGCGCCCTGGCGCGGCGCTTGTCGGGGTCGAGCATGAGGTTCTCCTTCGGTGGCGGCCGAGTTGGTGGTCAGCTGGCGGTGGTGATGAGGCGCTCGATGCGCTGCTCGTGGGGGACGAAGTCTCCGATGGCGGTGCAGGACCCGCCCTGGGGCGTCTCGTGGCTGCGGACGCGGTCGGCGGCGTCGAGGACGACAGGGGCCTCGCAGCCGGGGCACCGGTACTGCTTCTCGGGCTCCCAGGTGCGCACGATGGACAACGGGTTGACCACGTTCATCATGAGCTGCTCGGGCAGCGCTGGGACGACGGCGGCGATGGTCTGCTGTAGGGCGTCAGGCCGCCGCAGCCCGGACAGCTTCCTGACGTCGCGCTTCTTGGCCAGGGTGCCCATCCGGGCGACCACCGCGTCGGCCTTGAAGCTGGCCGCGTACGCGACGGCCGGGGTGACCTGGATGACGAGCACGCCCCGGCGGGCGCCGGTGCTGGAGTTGAGCTTGCCTCCCCAGACCGCGTCCTCGGGCGCGAGGGTGAAGGCGGGGCCGTCGGCGGTGGGGGTCAGGTCCCACAGGCGGTCGTCCACCAGCAGCGCCGGGGTGGCGGCCCGGTGGGCGGTCTTGACGGCGTACACGCCTAGTGGCTGGAGCGCGGTCCTGCGCATGAGGCCCTCCTGTCGTAACTAGCAAGCACCCCCACCCTAGCGCATCTCAAGATGCTTTGGGGTGGGGGTGCTGCAAGTTTTTCAGGAGCCGGGGAGCACCTTGCGGAACACGAGCGCGGCCCGTACCCCGTCGCCGGTCACGCGGGTCCGCTGCGAGATCTCGTCGATCTCCAGCCCTCTGAGCAGGTACAGGTCCGTGATCTCGACGATCTTCGCCCAGGGCACGCCCTCGACGTGGAATTCCTTGTGTTCCTCCAGCAGCCGCGCGCGGGCCCTCTGGCCGTAGCCGGTCAGGAACAGCTGCCTGTTCGCAGTCTCGGCGAGGCGCTTGCGCCGGAGCTCCTCGCGGAGCCGGTGACCGGAGGCGGTGATCCGCCCCGTGGCGGGGTCGGCGTGGATCAGGGCCTGGCGTTCGGACGCGGTCAGCTTGCTCGTCTTGATGGCAGCCATGAGGACTCCTGGCGGTGAGTCGATGTGAAGCTCTGGCGGGTGTTTTGAGGCTAACGTGCAGAGGCCTCGGAGAGGCCCTCTTCGGCGATCCGGATTGCGTCACGGACCTCGGCGGCCATCTGCGGCTCGTCGCCGCTGAGCGGCCAGGACTGGGCCGAGGCGGAGACGAGCTGTCCGTCTTCGCTGGTCACAGCGCGTAGGACCTGGCCTCGCGTGCGGCCCTGGGTCAGGCTCAGCTCGACCGTGCAGCCGTCGCTGCGCCTGGCCTTCAGGCGGATCGTGCCGCCGAGGCGGACGATCGGCTCGACGGCAGCGGTCATCTGCGGCATGGGGCCCTCCTGTGGCGGGTCAAGAGGTAAACGAAGGACGGCCACTCCTGATGGCGGTCAGGTGGGGCCGTCCTCGATCGTGCCAAATCCGCGTCAACGGATCAACGGTTACACGGTTTTTTACTCTCCCGTTACTTCGTCGGGGGTCCGATCGACGATGTCCTGCGGCACCGACCGGTCCCTCACCAGCAACGCCCGGCTCAGCAGCTCGTCGATCGACGGCCGCACGTACGCAGGCGCGGTGTTGTAGGACTGCCACTGCATCCGATGATCCATCGGGTTGTCCGGGCCCGGCCGCCGAGAAAACTCCCGGCAGCCGTCCACCACGTACTCGTAGTCCCCCCGATGGTCTGGGCCGATCACCTCCCGGATGACGGCCGTGCCGCCGGGCAGGCTGCACGCCCACCGCTGACCGCGCGAGTTGTACACCCTCGCTCCCACCGGCAGCGGGTGAATCGACTCGGCCATGTCAGCGGATCTCCCCGTTGTCCACCGAGCGCTCTCCGTACAGGATGTCGTCCGCCCGGCGCCGCAGCTCCTGCGGGTCGCCCTGCATGACGGCCAGCAGCGCCCGGAGCTGGCTGGTCGTCACCTTGCTCCGCTTGGCGAACGAGACCTCGATCCCCGCGTCACGCAGGCCATCCAGGAGGGCACGACGCTCCCGGAGCTCCTCGTGCTCCTCCAGGGTGTGCAGCTGCCGCGTGTAGCCGACGCTCCGCTCCTCCATGCCGCTGTCGCGGGAGAACCGCTCGTTCAGCTCGTAGCCGTTCCTGGAGACGTACACCCACCTCGGGCCGACGCGGGAGACGACAACCTGCTCGGCGCTCTCGTCAGCGTCGTACGTCACCAGGGCAAGCAGGTCGCCCTTCTTCAACTCTGCAGGCAGTGCCATGTCAGCTCCCCACCGGCTTGACGACCTCGCCGGAGACGACGGTCGGCAGGGGAAGGGTGGTCGGCTCGAAGTTGGACCAGGTGGCGCCGTCCTTGGCCTTGTGGGCGCGCAGCTCGTTGGCGACGGCGCGGCCCTTCTCGGTGAGCTGGAAGCGGGCCCAGGGCATCAGCTGCCACTCGGTGAGGCCGGTCATCAAGCCCGGCCGGGGGTCGTCCTCGCCGTCGAGCGGGCGGCCGTTCGGCTTCAGGAAGTGCTCGCCGTCCTCGCTGACGCCCGGCATCGTGATGGTGACGAGTCCGGCGTCGACCATGTCCATCAGGGCGTCGGCCTCGCAGTGGCCGTACAGGGTGACCGGCTCGCCGTTGACGCGCTTGAGGCGCAGTCCGTACTGGTCGGCAGCGTCCTGACCGCCAAGGGAGCGGCTGTAGGGGCTACGGGCCGCGTACAGCATGGGCCAGTTGCGCTCGGAGAGGGTAAGCCGGTTCCAGTCGATGCGGCCCTTGTACTCGACCTCCACGGACTCGACGTAGCTGAGGAGGCTCCAGTGGTCCTTGCCCCAGAGGTCGGGGGTGATCTGCTCGCGGCCCTCGCGGGCCCGCCACTCCGGCGCGGCGTTGATCAGCTCGGCGAGGTGGGTCATGTCGATGCTCATGATGTGCTCCTTGAGTTCCTAGGCGGGATGGGCGGCCGCGCCCAGGGGGGTGGGCTGGGCGCGGGCCGCCGGTCAGGGGAGGGTCAGCAGGACTCGTCGAGCTTCACGGAGTTGATCGTGACGCGCCAGGCGCCGGTCGCTCCGGGCGCCGGGCTCTGACTGCACACCTTCCAGTTGCTGTTCAGCATGATGAAGGTGTTGCCAGGGCTGATCGAGTTCTCATCGACCATGAACCCGGCGGTGTGCAGGATGGTCATGGCGTCGGCGTGGTTCATCCCGACGACATTGGGCACCGGCTCCGGCGTCTTGGTCTCCGCCGTCCTGGAAGGCGCCGCCGTCTTGGGCTTCGGGTCGTCGGAGACCTTCGGGGCCGCCGAGGCGGTCTTCGACGGCGTCAGCGTGGCGGTGACGGTCTTCGTCGCGGCCGGAGCGGCGGCCTCGCGGGTGCCGGAGCCGCTCTCCCCGCCTCCCGCGATGCTGCCCAGGACGGCCAGGACGACGACGCCACCCGGGATCAGGACGCGCTTCTTCTTGTACCACGGTCGCTTCGGCATCTGGCCCGGCTGGCTGTACGGATTGCTCATGAGCTGTGATTCCTTCTCGGGATGTGGTGGACGGCCGACGGTCAGTTGTGCGTCAGGAACTTCAGCTCGCCGAGCTTCCAGGTGTCGTTGTCCTTCGTCGACACCGTGCACACGTACCGGTTGCGCTTGTAGGCCCCGAAGTCGTTCTGGCTGTCGATCCAGCCCCTGACCTCGTACTTCCACGGCTTCTTGCTGCTCAGCGTCTTGATCTTCGTCTCGGAGACGCCGGAGAACTTCAGCGAGCCGGGCGACTTGATCCGCTTGTCCTCCTTGATGAACTCCTCACACATCACGGCCGCGCCCTGCGGCGACGGCTCGTCGGTGCCCCCCTCGCAGCCGGTGAGCGCCACGGTGGTCGCCAGCGCGGCGGCCAGGAGCAGCATGCGGTTGAGCTTGGTGACCTTCACGGTCGAATCCCCCCTGGGATGAGAGTGGTGGCTGCTGCGCACCGTAGCGAGGTGCGCATGGTGCCCGCCCTCGGTTTGACCCCGAAGGCCCCGTAACGGGCAAGGACGGGCTGGACGGTCAGTCCTTGTTCTCGAACCACTCGGGGTGCTCGGCGCGCACGGCCTGGTGCGCGCTGGCGTCGAGCGGGTACGTCTCCGGCTCGGGGAAGAGCTCCTGGAGCTTCTCGGCGGAGTCGACGGCGAGCCTGGCGGAGATGCTGTCGTTGTTGTTGCTCACGTGCGGGTCTTTCCGGGATGCGAGGTGGTCAGGGGCGAGAGGCGATGCGCGCGATGTTGTCCAGCGCGGCCCGGATGTCGTCGAGGGTGGCCACAATGAGATCAGCGGCGGACAGCGGCTCGGGGGCGCGGGGCTTGGGCTTCGGCCCCTGGCGTCGGGTGTTGACGATGAGGCGGCGGGCCTCGGCGGCATCGACATTGCGGAGCATGTGGCCCGTCTCGCCCAGCCCGTGAGCAGAGTCGTAGCCCGGCTGAACCGTGGCGAGGAGCGTGACGCTCTCGCACTCCTCGTCGTAGGAGGCGTACACGCCGTAGAACTTCTGCTTCGGGTCGGGGTCGGTCAGCTGCGCCGGGATCAGCTTGCCCCGGCCGTCAGTGCAGGCCTTGGTGAGCGGGGTGATCCCCAGCTCCTCCAGCCGGACGTTGATGTCCTTGGCGATGCCGGAAGCCCACACGTCGTTGTCGGCCCAGCGGCGCGCCTCGGCCTCGGCGTGCTCCTGCTCGGCCAGCTCAAGCCAGCTCTGGGTGGTATTGGTGCTCATGGTGTCCTTCCGGAGGCGGGGCGCTGGCGGGCGCCCTCGGCGGGGTCCGGCGGCATCGCCGAGGAGTCGCCCTCGGCGATGCGCAGAAGCCGGTCGATGGTGATGGTGCGCCAGCCGAGCCGGTCGGCGCGGTCGATGGCCTTGGTCAGGCGGGCCGCCATGTCGACGGCCTCGCGCTGAGACTCTGTCAGGTGGACAGTCGAGATCTTCTCCACGAGGACCTCAGAACGGCGGCGGGCACTGCTCCCGGACGGGACCGTGGTCGACGCTGCACCAGGGCTCGTGGCCCTCGCGGCCGGTCGGCATGATCTTCAGCTCCTCCGGCGGCTCGCGCACCCACTCCGGGTCCGGCTCCTCGGACCAGCCGGGCGGCTCCGTCGGCTCGTCGTAGGGGTCGTCGTCGTAGAGGTAGGCGGCGTCGCTGCCCCAGTCCGGCTCGACCGGCCCCGCGTACGGCGGCAGCGTCCCGTTGCGCTCGTGGAAGGCGTACTCGGCGGAGAAGCACTCGGGCACGCCCAGCTCGGCGGCCTCCTCCATGGTGATCGGCTGCATCAGGACCGCTCCCTGCGGATGGTGTGACGGACGTGGGTGGCGAGCGTGCTCGCGGCGGCGATGTGCATGCCGGGCCCCCAGCCGTAGTCGGCCCGGGGCTTCCAGGAGGTCATGCAGTCCTCGGCGTACGCGGCGAGCGCGGCCAGCTGCTCGACGGGGCAGGCGATGTCGACGGCGGGCCCGCCGGGCGCGGTGCCCGCTCCCGCCCAGGCGGCCAGCAGCATCCGGTCCAGCTCGGCCGGGGCGGCCGGGCCGGTGCCGCTCATGCTGTTGCGCTCGTGGGCGTCGAGGAACGGGACGGGCACCCGCACGCGGACGAAACGGTCACGCTGCTCCCGGACCCAGGCGCGGTGCCCCAGGTCGCTCACCGGTCGCTCCCCGAGGCCATCCAGGCGCGCGCGACGATGGCGAGGACGGCGGTGGCGACGGCGTACAGCACGGTCAGGTTGGAGCACAGGGCGGCGCCCTGCGGGGTGGAGCCGTAGTGGTGGTTGAGCCAGAACCAGACGGCGGGAGTGAGGGCGGACGGCACTATGGGCGCGAACGCCAGGATGCGGCGCATGGAATTGTTCTCCTCGTGGCGGGTCGAGGTGGTGAGAGAGTTACTGCATGACGTCCGCTGGCGGGCCGAACGCCTTGCAACAACCCCCACCCTAATGCATCTCGGGATGCGTGTCTACGGCCGCTCGCTCGGCTTCACGAAGTAGTCGAAGTAGGCGTCCCCGGCCTCGCCTCGGGTAGGCAACGCCTCCGGGCTGATGTAGCCGTCCGGCGCGGCGAAGTGCCAGCGCTTCGGGCCGAGGGAGAACGTCAGCCCCGCACCCGGGCCGCCCAGCGACACGGACCTGCCGACCAGTTCGAACCGGTCGGCGCCGGGGAACTGCGCCATGACCAGCTTCTGCAGGGTGCCCGGCGGGATGGGCCCCTCGGTGTGGCCGTCGGCGTTGAGGATGACGGACGTACGCACCCGCGCCAGGGCCTTGACATACGCGTCCGGACGGCCGGTGGCGCCGGTGACGAGCTTACCGACGAGGTGCTCGGCGAGCGGGTGCCCGCTCTTCAGGACGATCTCCATCAGGATCTCGGCCTCGTGGTGGCTGTACCGGGGCCGGGTCGACGGGATCACGTCGATGATCTTCGGCTGGGACATGGTCAGTTCTCCTTCTCGCCGAGGGCCCGGCGCAGCACGGCCTTGAAGGCCTCGGTGTCGCGGCGCGAGACAATCATGGACGGCACAGCGGCGCCCCTGCGGCCCACGGGCAGGGCCCTGACGTCCGAGTTCGGCAGCAGCGGAGCCAGCCGGTCGAGCAGCTCGACCAGCTCCGGGTCGCGGCGCAGCGCCTCTGCGCGGTCGGCGTCCTCCTTAGCCTGCTGCTCCTGCTGCTCCTTGGCGGCGACAGCCTCGGCCTCGGCCTTGTAGATGCGGGCGATTTCAGAGAGCTGCTCCGGAGGCACGAGGAACGACAAGCTGACGGCGGGCGAGCGGCCATGCTGCTTCGCCGTGGTCAGCCAGTAGCGGCCCACGTTGCCATCGACGTACACGCTCAGGTCGAACGTGGGCCACTCCAGGTAGCCGGGGATGGCGTGCGTGATGGTCCAGTCTCGGCGCGGCTTGACCTGGTGCAGCAGTCCGCTTTCAACGGCCGCCTTCAGGTACCTACGAGCTGTGGACTCGGTGACGCCGAGGGTGTCGGCGACTTCCTTCTGCGCGCGGGCGAACGTCACGAGGACGAGGGGATTGTCGGGGACGGCGGCGACGCAGCGGGCTGCGCCAGCGGCGCGCTGATCGGTGGCGGCGGGCATAGGTCAGTTCTCCTGGGTGGTGTTGTCGACGGGCGGCTCCCAGCCCGGGTGCTCGCGCCGCATGATCTCGTTGGCGCGCTCCTGGCCGAACAGCTCGACGTACTGCGGGTAGGCGGCACGGTCGAGACGGAAGCCCCTGCCCTGGCACGGGGCACCGACGGACGGGTCCTCGTGCCAGCGCAAGCGGCGGGTGGGTGTGACGGCAACACTCTCGCGGCAGCCGGGGCAGGTCCAGCGGTCGGCCATGAAATCAGCTCCTCGTGGCGGGAATGTGGGTGGCGAGTGGAGGCGGATTGGCCGCTCCCCCCCTGACAGCGAACCCCACCCTAGCGCATCTTGAGATGCAATGGGGCGGGGTTCGGGGAAGTTACTTCCTAGTGCTCAGTCCTCCAGCGGCTCGGGCTCGGCCACGGTGTCGCCTGCGGCGCACGTCCCCTGCAAGGTCTCGACGTGGAACCAGAACTCCTCGCCCGGGGAGCCGCCCCGGACCCTGCCCGCCGGGACCTTGGCGATCTGGCTGCGGCAGTGCGCGCAGCGGGGGGCGTTGAGGTCCTGGACGATCTTGGTCAGGTTCACGAGCTGCAGGGCGAACTCAGCGCGCTCGTTGCGGCTCATGTCGCCGCAGATGCGCTTGGCCTCCTCGCGGTCGCCCTCCATCAGGGCGTACAGGGCGGCCGTCTCGCCGAAGGTGGTAACGGACGGAGTGGTCATGGTCCGGTTCTCCTTGGGGTTGGTGCACTGGAAGGCGGGCAGCTCGCGGGAGGCGTCCCAGGCCCGGTACAGCTCCCGGGCGCGGGCGCACTCGCCGTCCGGCGAACTGGGGCAGTCGGGGCAGTCGTCGAAGTGGGCTCGGTAGGCGTCCTCGGCGCGCTGGGCGGCGGCGCGCATGGCGGCCATGTCATCGCGGTTCATCAGGGCAGCTCCGGGGTGAGGTCGGTACGGATGCGCTCGATCTTGTCCATGGCCGCAAGGGCCTCGGGCCCAGGGCTGAGGATCTCCCGCATGCCGTGCACGGCGGCCTCGGCCCCCGAGGCGAACAACGGCACCGGGGAGACGTAGTCACGGATCGCCTCGGCCGTCTCCACCGTGATCTCCCCGGTCATCGTGCCCACGCGCAGAGCCATCAGCTCGTCGCCGTCGTGGCACCCGGCCCATCCGGCGCACGTGGTGCGCTGCTCACTGTCGCGGTCGTGCACGTGACACCGGAACACCCTCGGCGGCTGCTCGGCGGTCGGCCGGTCGTACGCCGCCAGCTTGGCGTACTCCTCCGCCGACCAGACACCGGACGGGACATCGCGCCGGTACGGGCAGTAGGTGCAGGGGCGCGGCGCGGGCGGCTGGGTGGTCACGGGGTCAGTCCTCCTGAGGCTCGGCGTAGGCGTGGCGGGGCGTGGCGGCGAACAGGTAGCCGCACAGGAAGCACTCGCCGTCGCGGTGCTCGCTCTTGGGATGGCCGCACTCGGTGCAGTCCGGCGCGGCGGGCGACTGGAACTCAGGGCAGGGGCACGCGCCGCCGCGAGCGGTGCAGCCGTGCTCGTCGATATGCCAGCTGAGCGGGTGCCCGCACTCGTCCCGGGCGCACGACGTGCTCAGGGGCAGGGGGCGCGCCCGGTCGGCGGGCGGCTCAGGAAAGGGCGGGAACGGAGCGGTGCGGACCGTGTCAACGGTGGCGACGGCGCCCTTGTAGACGGGCGAGGAGGCCGTCATCCCGGCGCCGGTGATCTTGCTGGCGGCGTGCGCAGCGAGGTATGCCTGGACGGCCCTGGCCAGCGAGGCGACGTCCTGCGGCGGTGCGCCGGAGGCCAGGAGGCGACCAGCGGCGCTCTGGAGCGCCTCGGTGGCAACGGCGAGGGCGGTCGGGTCGGTCAGCGGGCGGGAGGGGGTCACGGCTGCTCCGGGGCGGTGAAGGGGCGCTCGACGGCGCGCATGCGCACGCCGGGGTGCTTGGCCTGGTGGTGGACGATGAACGCGGCGCGGGCGCGGGCGGCCAGGGTGGCGCGGTCGTCGCGGGTCATGCTGTGCCTGCGGCGGCCCTGCTCGCCACCCCAGCTCATGAAGTGGTCGTAGGCGACTGTGCCCAGGGCGGGCAGCAGGTCGGTGGGGACGTTGAGAGTGGCGTGGCGGCGGGTGCCCTCCCCGGTCGCCTCGGCGGCCGTCAGCAGGTCGTGCAGCGCGTCGGGGACGTCCTCGGGCCGATCGGCGGCGCGGTAGCCGTCGAGGTACACGCCGGGGACGAGGATGCGGGCGGTGCTCACTGCTGCTCCTGGGTGTCGGCGAGGGCGGCGAACATCTGCACTTCTTCTTCGCGGGTGAGGGTCGCGCGGCTGGCCGGGTCCTCCAGCTTGGCCAGAGCGCGCTTCAGCACGGCCTCCTTGTCGAAGTCGAGAATTAAGCTGAGCGCGGCGTTGCTCATCGAGAGCTTGAGCATCCTGACGAGCAGCCGGGCCTCGATGGTGTCGAGGTCGGGGCGCACCCGGTCGAGGGTGAGGTTCATGGACCTCTCTCCACCGCCGGGACAGTCTGCGCCGGTGGAGTACCCCTGTCGGTCGGTCCACTTGTGCGGGCTCACGGTGTTGTCGGCGCGCAGCGCCAGCTCCCGGCCGCACCCCGGCTCCGCGCACCGGCCGCGCGGCTTGAGCCCACGGGCCTTCTGCTCGGCGTACGACGGGATGAGTTCCTCGTACCGGCTCACGGCTGCTCCTTGTCTGCGGTCGGCGGCACGCGCCGCTCGTCGGTCTTGCGGTAGTCGCACAGTCCCCGGTCGCGCCAGCGGCACTCGGTGACGGTCACGTACACGTGGGCGTCGACGTCGGGCCAGTCGTCGGAGCCGGTGCGCAGCGCGCTGCCCCGCCCGCAGGAGGGGCAGCGGCGGCGGTCGGCCCGGGTGCGCTTGGCGGCGCGCTGGGGGCCGCTGTCGCGGCGGGTCTGGCCCATCAGGGGCGCTTCAGGCTGGCGCGGGCGCCGTCGAGGCGGAGCTGGGCGGTGCGGGCGGCCTCGCGGAGCTTGTGGCCGGTGGCGGGGCGGCCGAGGTTGACGCAGTCGGCGGCGAGCGCGGCGAGCATCTCCAGGACGGGCGCGGTGGCGTCGAGGGTGAGGAAGTAGCCGCGCCATCGCTCGGTGCGCCGGGCGGCGTCGAGGGTCGCACGGACGTCGTCCAGGACGGGCGCGGGGCCGAGATCGGCGAGGGTGGCGGTGAGCCAGTCCACGAAGCTCCCGGGGAGCTTGACGGTGGCGGTGCGGGCGGCCCGGGGAAGGGTGACCCATTCGTCGTCGGCGAGGACGCGGACCCGGACGTCGTCGGGCAGGGCGGGGAAGTGCTGGCCGGGGCGGCCGGGCATGGGCCGGGGGCCGGTCGGCGCGGGGCGCTCCTGGGCGGCGGTGAGCTTGGCTACGGCGCGGTCGAGGGCGGCGCCCTGGTGGCCGGGGAGGTAGGCGGCGCGGGTGTCGCCGTCGGCGGCCACGAGCCGGGCGGCGGCGAGCAGCGCGGCGGCCTCGGCCGGGGTCAGGCCGGGGGTGACATGGTCGCGGGCGGTGGTGGTGGGCTGGGGCATGGCGGGCTGCTCCTGGGGCGTGTGGCGGGCGTTCGGGGGGCGGCTGCGCCCCGTCCGGGCGGGGATCGGGGCGCAGCGGGGCGCTCAGGGGGTATGGCCGACGTCGCTGAGCATGGCCTGGGTCTCTCCTGCGGCGTCAATGATCCGTTGGGCCCAGACGATGGCTTCTTCGGGGGCCATGCGGGTGTGGATGAGGCGGCCGTGGTCGGGGCCGGGGTCGGTGATCTGGGTGGTGACGGTGGTCCACACGCGGGTGCCGGTGGTGGTGTTCCCGGTGTGGACGGGTTCGGTGGTGCGGCGGACGGCCACGATGTCGGCGCTGCGGCTCTGCTTTCCGGTCATGGCGGGGTGCTCCTGGGGTCTGTGGCGGGCTGTCAGGGTGTCGGGGGCGCTCAGCTGTGCTCGCGGCGGGCGGCTCGTACGCGGCGCTTGAGTGCGGTCAGGGCGGGCGAGCCGAGGTCGGTGCCGAGGTTGATGCCCCGGCCGTCGTCGAGGGTGCGGCGCTCCAGCCGGTCGTAGACGTCCGCCCAGTCGATTCGGCCCTCGGGGTACCAGCCGTCCACGATGTCGACGGCCTGTTGCAC